CGTCTCGGTAATGAGGTGCAGGGAATCAAGTTTACCTCCAACACGTTTCAAATCGAGCTGGAAATTAAGCAGTGTTTAAAAGTGAGCGCCGACCCGTTTTTGGATAGTTGCGTCATCAAGGCACCTTTAGTAAAAACGGGAGGGACCCAACCCGTCAGACCGAACCCTACGGAACCAAAGGAGGCGTCCAAGATAATGGAGGCAATGGATAAAGACGAGGAGGAAGAAATATTCAAAATGATTGCGCAAGCAGAGGCAACCAAGGTAGAACCGTCCCACGAACCCCTTACCCCAGTCCAATCCCAACCCAAAAACATTAAAGCCATTACCCAAAACAACACAAAGCAAAACTCGCAAACCACCATTTCCCCAGAGCAAATCATTAATGGAAACACCAGCAAACTCACGGTCGGCGCAAATATTAGCAATAATGATATCGGAGAAATTACAGTATTAGATATGCCCGAAATAACGACCGATATACAGGATTTAACCAATGTGGATATTTCTCTGGACAATAGTTTAGAAACAATCACATTAAAAAAGCCAAATCAGGTTTACTATGAAATATATAACGAAGCAAGGAAGAAAGCCAAGGAATGCAAGAAAGCCGCGATTATTGCCTATTTGGAAGCAAAAAACATTAAAAAAACATATATGCTGGAATCGGACAGCGAGAGCGATGGGAGCGACTATAGCGAAAGTGACCTGAATGAGTTGGAGGATTTGGATGAGTTGGAGGAAATGGAAGAAGTGGAGGAATAATAATCGGTCGGGTTGTTTAACAATTATCCAATCACTATTTTTGTAAATCGGGCGGACCGATTTATTTTAGTAATCCAGGGCCGATTCTGGGAATACGTTCCTTTTTCCATCGGTGGCTCTGTTCCTATGTATTCTGTCCAATGTATCCGATTCTATTTAGGATGAACCATATAAATGCAATTAATTATTCTTTTTAAAAATATTTTATCATTAATTTTATATAATGAGCGCAACAGTAAAAAAGTTTTTTAATGATTATGGGATTCTCGTAGTATTTGTTGTGGGTGCCATCATTTTATTGTGGCCCACATTAAGCAGATATTTCGCGTCAAAGGCATACGCCGGCAGTGAAAATATGGACAAGCAAACCAACGCAGCCTATGAAAAGAAGGCCGCCGAAGGTCAACCAATGTCCGATGTGGTCCCTTCCGATGCTTCTGGAAACAACGAAGTGTTTGCCTCTGTCAGCGGCCAGCCCTCCCCTTCTGCCGGTGCTCCCAACGCAAACGTTAACGCCAGCTTACAAAACCCCTCCGAGCTATTGCCCAAGGATTCCAACAGCCAATGGGCCCAGTTGAACCCCTCTGGAAAGGGCGACCTCTCCAACATCAACTTATTAAGAGCTGGTTACCACATTGGTATTGACACCATTGGTCAAAGCTTGCGAAATGCCAACTTGCAAATCCGTTCCGAGCCTCCTAACCCCAAGTTAGATGTTGGAATCTGGAACATGAGCACCATTGAGCCTGATTTAATGCGCGTTCCTCTTGAGCTTGGTGCAGGCTCACAATAAATGCGCCCATCGTAGAGCCGTGACCGCTTGATAAAAAAATTGTGTGATTATAAAATATTCAATAATATTATATAATGGCAAGTCACAGCATATTATTTTATGCTGTTATTACGTTAATAGCAGTGTATTGTTTATATGTATACTATGAAATGGACACGTTCCATTTAAAATGCGTTATTTCCGATGTGGATGGGAATCGGTATTGCGTGCGCGACCGTAAAGACCTGAGCGAGACCGCAGACCTGTTGGCGCACGTTACGAATAAGTGCAAATCTCTGGTGGAGTATGTGGACAAAAAATACAAAGGCGAACACGAGGGGATTAACCGGTTAGTGGAAAACTTTAACCCCAAGAGTATTTCCGAGACGCTGCCCACGAGCGAGCTAACCGCGTATAGCGAGAATAAAGGAGAAAAGATTGCATTTTGCCTGACCAAAACAAAGCAGACCAAAAAACTAATTGACTTGAACACGCTCACGTTTGTAGCCATTCACGAGCTGTCGCATTTAATGACCAAAAGCATTGGCCACAAGCTGGAGTTCTGGGAGAACTTCAAGTTTTTGCTGGAGAATGCCAAGGAGGCCAACGTGTATGACCCAGTAAACTACAAGCAGAACCCAGCGGAGTTTTGCGGGATGAAAATTACCGACAATCCGTATTTTGATTTGGAATAGTTCTTCCTATTCCCCCAATACATCACATCAATACATAACATCAATACAAGTGAATACAAGTCAATACAATTATCTCACAACTATATATGAAGTTATATGAGTTGTTGATTACTTCGTTGGTGTTTATATCTTTAGACAGCGTATATCTGACGCTGTCGAAAAATTATTTTAAAGCGCAAATCCAACGCGTGCAAGGGTCCCCATTAGAAATGAACCTAGCGGGTCTCTTATTATGTTACACCTTTCTAGTGTTTGGATTCCACTACTTTGTCATTGAAAAAAGAATGTCCCTAATGGATGCGTTCTGGTTGGGTATACTAATATACTCCGTATACGAGTTCACTAATTATGCCCTGTTTAAAAACTGGTCCTTGATAACAGTAATAATGGATACGCTATGGGGTGGTGTATTGTTTGTAGTGGCCGCGTTTATAATCACACGTGTGCGCCAAGTGTTGCGCAATGCGATATAACAAAAAGAACCCCTGCGCGCATAAATATATAAAAAGTAATAACCATACTTTTTATACAGCTATTATATAATAATGTCCAATGAATACAGCGCATCAAACAATCCATTCGGCAATATTATACTTGCTCACAACCCAATATGGAAAGTAATTCATTTAACAGATGTGGAGCGAGTCGATAAAATTGTCGTATTCTATGGATTTCATCCCCAATATCATAACAAAATGGATACACTGGACGAGCTGTTTTTGCAAGACCCCGAAAATGCAGCGTTTGTAGACCCGCGCAATGGGGAGCTGATTTTTAACAAGACGGAACTTCAGGACATTCGCGAGCAAAAAACCGAGGTGCGTTTTGTAGAGAGTTTTATACATATTGACGACAGCATTGAGCGCATTAAGCTAAAACTGGTGCTGGCCTTTGCCAAACAGTTCTCTTTAGAGGAGATGTATTTATTCGCGCGCACAGTGCAATCTGCGACGACGGATTCTGTATACGATTCGCTTACGCAAAAGGGTCAGTATCCGTTGTCCTATGCGATGATACGCGAGTTCGCCGCCAATCTGCGTGACAAAAACTCCGTGAAACCGATTAAAATGGATTTCCCCGCAGACAAAAGCGCCTACTCCTATGACGAGATTTCTTCCTTACGTTTGGAAGAGAAAGAGTATATGGTGGATACACCGGTTGGGCAACAGTTTGCTCTGCGCACAGACATCCCGTTTGTTGTCAACCCATTTCAGGTGTCTTCTCCTAACCCGATGCTGGCCGATGGAGCACGGCAAAAGCTAACCACACGGAATAGCAGTCTTCTATTAAATGCTCCCGCCATTTTGAACAACACGATTTACTTGTGTTTGGCGCAAGATGTGCTGGATAAGGAAGAAGACAACGCCAACGTAACCGAGGAATATATGATTCGGGTATATTTCCCCTTATTAGCTGAAAAGAGCATCTTGTCTAGGGACAAATTGGACGCAGACCACCAACAACTGATTGCCTCCACGACCTCCTTTTTATCCAAAGAGGACCTGAAAGTGTTTGAGTGCGTAGACTTGTTTTTTAACCTGTTTGCGCATTCGCAGACCGCCAAGTCCTCTAGGAAGCTCGACTACAAGCAATCAGGGATTCAATCCATTAAGCTTACGATTCTGCAAATGAGGTCCGCCGTGATACCGCTGGAGGTGATTTTTAAGTCTCTCCACGCGACCCAACAGTATCCGCTAATCAAATGCAATATGGACAACAAGCAGGAAAACATCTACCGCATTTATTCCAACGGGATGTCTACCGATGGGCGCAAAATACCCTACCTATCGCTCCCTGCTGTGAATGCAATTTCGCGCGACATTGCGAAGAAGTCTTCTGTTTCCGCGTATATTGAATATGTAAGCGCAAAGAACAACAAGCAAACCATCTATTGCACGTTTGAAAAGAATGGCAACATCACGGTAGAAACCGTTTTTGACGCGGTATTAACGCCGGAAGAGGTGGATGCGCTACTGGTGACCCACGTAAACCCCATCATATACACGCTCCAAACCTTTTTTGAGCAAAGTGGGCATCACTTGGACCCATACCAATCCATGCAATCCCCGAATGTGGCCATTCAGCACATCACATATCACGCGACCTTTGGAATCACAAAATCGTTTCATATTCGCGACATTATTGGGTGCGTGTCTAGCGTGTTTAACTTGGAGAAAGATAATTCTGCGCAAGATGGGACAGTTGCGTTACGGTTTAAGCGTGTGGCCAATTTCAACAAAGTAAATAGCCAAATGGCATTCATTGCCGATAAGTTTAATGATGAGGATGTTTTATCCAAAGACATTGTGGAGCAGTTGATGTTTAATTTTAATATTAGCGAAGACAATGCCAACCGTATGGTAACCCAGTATATCAATGAGCGTCAGGTGGAGTTAGGTGCCAACAAAAATATTGCCAAGAAACAAGTGAACCCTGGGTTTAAAACCGCGCTCCATATTAATAGCGTGGATGACGAGTTGAGCGTCGTCGTGGAGAACATTGACAATATCTACTATTTGTATACGGTCCCAATCTATGTAGGCAGTTTGGTCCAGCTTATTCAGTCCAACACGGATGAGCTATTTGCAAAAGATGTGGCGACATTGTGTAGCGGTAAAAGCATTGAAAATGTGGGAGATGCTCACATTAAAGATGCGGTTGCGGTTATTCCAGAAACGTTTTTACCCGAAGAAGTAGAACCCCAAGTGTCCCTTGAAGATATTCAGTCGGATATGGACGAGGTCGTGGAGGAAGAAGAGGAGGAGGAGCCACCAACCACCACTGCGCCCGTTGTAGAGACCACTGCTCTTCAACCCAAGCCCAAAGCCATATTTGGTCTAGAGTCTGATTTGGAAGAGGAAGAATCGGAGGAGGAATCGGATGAAGAGGAACCCAAGAAGGTGGAGCCACAAGTGACAGAGACGAAGAAGGTGGAACCAAAGGTAACAGAACCCAAGGAAGAAAATAAAATGGTGCCCATTGTTCCCACCCTCGCGGCCAAGCCAAAGAAACTATTCGGATTCGATGATTCAGGAGATGAGGATGAAGAGAATGAAGACGAAGACGAGGATGAAGACGAAGAGGAAGAGGAAAAATTAAACAAAGGCGGAGCTACCAAGGTGAAAAAAGTGGGAAAGATGGTATTAAAAAAGGGCAAGGGCGATTCGGACGAGGAATCTGATGAGGAGGAAGAAGACGATGAATTAGAGGAAAACGACGACGAGGAGCAAGATACTTCATTGAGCGCCAGCGCAAATACCCTGCACGATGTCTCCAAGCTCAAACTGAAGAGCCCAAACTATTTTCAAAAACGCCTTGAAACGAGAGACACGCTCTTGTTCAAGTCCATCAAAGAAATTAAAAACGACAAGTTCAACAAATACTCGCGAATATGTCCATCCACTGCTAGAAGGCAACCGGTTGTTCTCTCCAAAAAAGAATTAAAACAAGTGATAAAGACTAACCCAGGAACCGTCCCCGGCAGGTTTAATGAAGAGGACAAGTTTGTGGTGGATGTGGATGAAAATGGCGTCCCTAAGAACGATATTGTGGAATATAGCACGAACCCAAACAACGAGTATTACTATATGTGCCCGCAATACTGGTGCCTGACCAAAAACATTCCGCTAACCCAAGAGCAAGTGGATGAAGGCACTATTTGTGGCGGGAAAGACCAAATCATTCCCAAGGACGCGCTCACCCCTGGGAAGCATAGCATTTACCATTTCTTTTATAAAAAGGAGCACGAAGACGCGAACGGAAAATATATCCAGCATTACCCTGGGTTCCACAAGCAAAAAACCGATGAGACCAAAGTGCCCGACCCCGATAAGCCCGGCTCCTACAAAACCGTGGGGAACTATTCCATTCCATGCTGTTTCAGTTTGGTTCACGACAAGACCAAAGTGTTGCCTTCCAAGGAAGATTATATCAAAGGTCCAGAGCAATTCCCGCTCCCCTCCGGTAGATGGGGATTTCTTCCTTTGGCGGTCTCCAAGCTCTTGCACGAAGCCAACATCCGGTGCAATCTCACTCAGGGCAATATTGGCAACAAGGGCACTCAAAAATGTTTATTGCGATGCGGGGTAGAAAACAGCGCAAACCAGTCTTTTATTGCGTGCTTGGCGAGCGCGCGGTTTTATAACGATACGATTCCGAGTGTTCGCAAGATGAAAGACCTTATCATTGAGAGCTTGACGCTAGACGATTTTATTAAATACCAAAACGGCAACTTGCTCGCCAATTTTGAAACGGATGACCCCTCGTTTGATTTGGACAGTCCCGTTTACAACGACGACAAATCCCCCGTTACCTATGTGAACTACAAGGACTCCCAGCTGTTTACCAATATGAAGAAGTCCAAGAAAAAGAAGTCCAAGAATCCACAGGGACCAGAAGAGGAAGAAGGACCGCGATTCCTAAGAAAAGCCGTGCAATCCTACTTGCAGTTTAAGCGTTTTTTAGATGACGACGATGTCTATATGGATTACACCTATTTGTGGGACATTGTGTGCGAGAAAAACTCTAAAATATTTCCACACGGCGCGAACTTGATTATTCTGGAACTTCCGGACAATGATATTACCAACAATATTGAGTTAATCTGCCCAACCAACCAGTATTCCAGCGAAACATTCAATGAGCACAAGTCCACCATTATGCTGATGGTGCGAAACAACATATTTGAACCCATCTATTTGTATTCCAAAGTGGGAACCAACGTGAAGATATTGACCACGTTTACTTCCAAGAATCCGCAAATGCCTGCCAAAGAGCGCGCAATGTTTTTCAAGATTTTCAAGCAACTCTTTGAAAAGTGCCGACCCAAGAACAGTTTGGACAAGAGGGTGTTTGAGTTCTCCAAACCTGTGTTGCTAGACCGGTTAATCGGGCGCCTACAAACCCTCAAGTTTCCCATTCTGCACCAAGTATTAAACTACCAAGGCAAAGTGATTGGGCTCGTGGTGCAAAATCAGAAAAAAACACTGCAAGGGTTTGTGCCGTGTTATCCGGGTGCGTTATATTCCAACATTGGCGGGGAACCCGTCGGATTCGTGTATATGGATGAGAATGAAAAGGTCTGGGGTAACTACGCCGATACATTACGGCTATTGGCGCTCATTAACTACTCTACAAAGAAGCGCACCTTGTTGCAAAGGTCCCACCCTCTGTATCTTCCTGTTTCTCCTCGCTTCCGAGTTATTGATAGCGGGGTAGTGGTGGGCGTTCTCACTGAAAGTAACCAGTTTATACAAATAAAAGACCCATACCCGCAAACGGAGTTACGGGCGGATGAAGGCTTGGAAGCGCTGGAAGACATCATGGAGGATTACGTGATATCGCCCGACGATGCACCCCTACTAAACAACCCCAATCTGGAGTCCGTAGACACCCATACCCTGCACAACCAAAACTTGGATAAGGACCGCATTGAATACATACGAAAGATTAAACTGGAAACCAACTTTTTCAATATTTTCAGAAATGCGGTGCGCACCTTTTTGAACAAAAACAAGGGAATAAGACAACAGCTGGAGCGACTTATCAACGACCGGTCCTTGCTATACAATACCAAACTGGAGGAGGTGGTAAGCATGCTCCAAACGCAAGTGCAAACCCATAATATTATCCAGTTTGAGGACTTTGACTACGAGGCAATCAACCAATTAATACAGAGCAACATTTCTACTCAGGTCAACCTTTCTCAGGAGGTGGGAATATGGTTTGACGAAGAACTTCAAAAATATGGCACGTGCTCAACTGCGCCAAAGGACAAATGCGCGCAAATCCAGCCGTCGCTTTGCAAGCCGAACCCCAAAGAGAACGGTTGCAGTGTAATATTGCCGAAACAAAATATGCTGGATGCGCGCAATAACAATGAGCAAATGTATTTCGATAAGCTGGCGGATGAGCTAATCCGGTATAGTCGTGTGAATAGCTTCATTTTTAAGCCCAACACGTATTTGTCGTTTAATCCGATTGAATACAAAATAAACGAGGACGAGATTATCTTGCTGGAAAGTTTAATCAAGGATTATTATGTAGGGTTAGTCCCTGCAAAGCAGAACCCATACGCAAAAAAGAATGCATACGATACAGCGTATCCCAAGAAAATGTTAGATGCGCTGAAATACAATAACGTGGAATCGGTGGATGAGCTGATTACCCCCGAGCAATCCATAACCAAAGAATGCAACCGGTTAAAACTCCCCCAAATCTCTTCCCTTAAATGGAGGTTATGTTTTCCGAGCAAGTTTGCCGAGTTACAGTTTGGTAGCACGGTTCACTGCACGTTTGATGTGGTGTTGTATATTTTGAGTAAACACGTGGACGAAAATGGAAAAGCCATCGTGAACCCAAACACGAACGAGCCATACAAAACCCCGAATGAATTAAAGGACATCTTGTTTGAGGAGTATACGCGGATGATTGAGGAGTATTCGCGTTCACACAGCGATGCCAATGTGCGCGAGACGGTGCGCATTATGGAAAATCGCATATTGAACGTGTTTAACGAGCAGGGGAAGCAAGTGCTTGCGAAACAAGTGCAAGCGGGTTCGTTATCGTTTGAGGGGCTGATTGGGAATGCGGAGTATTATTTGACCAACTTGGACGTGTGGATACTCTTATCCTATTTCAAGGTCCCGTCTGCGTTTATCACCAAAACAGATAAAAAATGTATGATGGAGTCCAACTTTCGCCAATCCGTGTTTATAATCTATTCTGGGGCGATAGACGGCACCGTGGACGAAAACGAGAAAATGGTATACATAATATCCCCCAGCTATACTATCCGCAAAGATGCTCGCCCCGTATACAAACTGGTCTATCACAATAACAAGATTGCGTTTGATTTGCATATGTTGAAAGAAGGGGATTGCAAAACGCAAGTAATGGATGCCATCCAGCACAAAACTCGCGTGGAAGAGTTTTTGGCGAACTATGAAAAGACGCAAAAGGGCGATGCGCAATGCGTTGCAAAAGAACCCGTAGCAGAACCCAACCCCAAACCCAAGGCAACGCGTAAGCGCAATAAGCCCCAAAAACTTCCCGAACCGACCAAAGGGGGAGCAAGACGCACCAAAAAGCGCGCGCATAAAAAATAAACACTCATAAACGCTCATAAATACGGATGCGGATGCGGATGCGATTGCGAATGAGTTCGGAATACTTTATATAATACATATTTTGCATTATATCAAGAGGGTAATATAAGATTTTAAATGATTGTGTTTGCGCACGGGTTAGGATACACTGGACGCATCACTATCGTAGCTGTTGCTGCTAACGGAACTATCCTCGTTGTTATCATGGGGGACATCGCTATCCACGAGTGTGCTACTCTCATCACTATCGCTCTCACTGCGGTTTTCTATATTTACAACCAAGGTTGGCTCGTGAGAAACCATTCGCACCCGTTGCCTAGGAGGGAAGACGTCTGGATTCATGGAATGGACACGCGGTGCTCTTACGGCAGGGCGAAAATGCCACGTGAACATTTCACTTGCGCGCGGGTTCTTCCTAAAATGGGTATCAATGGATGCAAATGTTAACACCGGATGCGCGCGATTGAATGTGGTTACGTTCGTGGTCGTATCAATATACTTGCGCCCAAACCGCGGATTAAAATAATACAACTGCTTTAGCTTATCGTCCAAATAGATTTGGTATTTGTGGCGCTTGTCCGTCTGCAAAGAGTATTCGCTAATAAAATACAAATACATATAGGGGCGCATCACTTCTACTAGGTCGTTTTTGGGGAACTCCTTGCAAATGCGTAAACGTGAGGAATACCTATTCAGGGACAATAGCATTTGCGCCTTGGTGTGCAACATGGAAGCCGGTGTGTTTTGTATGTATTTTTTAATCGAAATGTCGCGCAAATACGATTCGTGCTCAATCGTAAAGTGTTGCAAGTTAAAATTAGACAAAAAGAACAAGTGCAGAAGCGTGGGCATAATGAAATTGCGCTCTTTTACAAAGAAGTAAATATTGTATAAATTGGCCGCGCTAAACTTGAGGTTGTTGTATGGGTTCTTGATTGGGATTGGGTCCGCAAAAAACACATTGTCGTTCGTCAAGCACGAGTCAATGATATTGAGAAGGTCTTGAATGACAAACAAATATTTAACGCCGGTTTGGTAAATGACAATCGTATTGGATTTTCGCAAGTTTATTTTGTTCAACCCCAAGTCGGTGTCAATCCCAACCTTCGCCTTCTTGTATTTATACGCGCGCGCAAATCGGTTCAATGCGAAATAGTGGTTTTGCGTTTTTGAAAACGCTTTGAATATGTGTTGCTTTTGTTGGGGGGATAAAAACTCGTTGTCCAGCACATACATCAAGGCGTCCAACTTGATGCGCGAATAATTCATTGTGTTGGGGCGTTGGTGCATATGAAAATGCATCTGGTTCAACATATAATAACACATAAAACGAGTGTTGTCCTGCAACTTGTTGGTGTAGCGTATTTCATAATGCGCTACTGGGGGCTCGCTTTTATACACATTGCTCCAATAGTCGGTGTTATCTCCGTCTGGAAAAAAAACGTCGTGCGTTTTACTTTTTTTTTGGAAAATAGTGCAAAAGGTTGCCATTTCATAATATTATACAAAACATTTAATATTCTTTATTTATTATGTATTGTGTATTGTGTATTGTGCTATTATTGCGCGAGCATACCTTTCAACACGCAATACCTATTTGGAAACGTATTTAAAGATACAATTAGATGTATACTTAATATGAAACTTATTACCAATATCATACGAGCTTTTATAAAGGAAGATAAAAAAATACTCGGCAGATGGAATATGGAGTATTGTGATAAAAAAATGAATAACAAAATTGATTTATCGAATGAAGACCATTGCGGGCCTTGTGGTCAATATATATTAGATAAAAAACAAAAGATAATCATAACACGTAAACCATAAATTATAAATCATACATCATAAATATTTAATTATAAATAAAAACAACAATGATGCAGTCATTTGCACACGTGTGATTATAATTAAATAATTATAATTATCTAATTATATTATATTATGGCAGTGAACTTATCATTTAAGCAGTCGTTTCTGGAGAGGTTATCTCAAGCAACCCCAGAAGATATACCGTCCCTTATTCAAACGATACAAAGTAATAATTGGAATCCGGCGGAGGTAGACGCATACGGTGATAATGCGTTGATTATTACTTGTTATGACCCTGAATTAGAGGAGGTCTCTTTAGAATTGATTCGCAGTGGAAAACTTGACCTAGGGCTAGTAAATAACACCAATGATACCGCGTTAAGTATTGCTTGTTATAATGGGTTAAATAAGGTCGCGCTAGAATTAATTAACACAGGTGAATCAAACTCTGACCAAGTAAATAATGACGGGGATACTGCTTTACTATTCGCGTGTCGTAATAAGTTAACGGATGTTGCACTCGCATTAATCGCCACTGGTAAATCACGACCTGGGCAGATAAATAATGACGGGGTCACTGCGTTAATGGTTGCGTGTGACAATGATTTAGAAAGTGTCGCGCTGGAATTAATTAAAACAGGTGAATCCAAACCAGGACAGATATATAATAATGGAGAAACCGCGTTAATTATTACTTGCCGTAATGCGTTAGACAAGGTCGCGCTGACATTAATCGCCACAGGTAAATCCAAACCAGGACAGGTAAATAATGATAAGGATACCGCGTTAATTGTTGCTTGTCGTAATGGGTTAGAAGAGGTTGCATTAGAATTAATCAAAACCGGCAAATCCAAACCAGGACAAATGAATGATGATGGAGAGACGGCATTACTGGTTGCTTGCCAATATGAGCTACAAGAGGTTGCGGTCGTATTACTCGCGACGGGTGAAACGAACTTGTATCAGGTGGATAAAAATGGGTTTTTCGCATTACAATACGCCATCCAGAATCATTTGTCCAAAGTATTAGATGCGTTACCAAAAGATGTGATAGATATAAACCAAACTGGATTTAATATGATTCTTCAAGAGGACGCCAATATACAGGAGTATTTAAAAGAAAATCCACTCCATGTGGTATTTTTAATAGAGGGAAAATATTATCTTACCTCTAAAGACGTAATAAAAAAACAAATAAATACTACCAATGTAAAATATGGCTGTAGAAAGGCTGGGAATGGCTCCCGATTTGTGTTGGATGACAATATCATTTCCGAAATCCAATATTTGACATTATCTGCCGTAGTTCCTTTACAAATATTAATTACACTAGAAGACGCGGAGAAAATAACGAGCCCGCTCTCCGCAAATATGTTTGTTCTTAGAAATACGGGGGTAAAATTGCCTGCCATTATTTCCGAAGAGTTTATAAGAGGGGGGAGCGGGGTCAGTGCGGACCACTGTCAGCCTGGAAAGGCAACGGATGTGTATGGCGTATTCATAGCGTCCCCTGTTTGTGGCGCAAATGCCAAAGTGGAAGAAAAAGAAGAAATGAAAGAACTTGCACCAGGGAATGAGTTTATCATAAAATACAAAGAAAAAGAATATAAGTTCCCTGTGGACCAGGTCTTCAATGTGGAGGGGTTGAACAATATGTTTTTAGATACATTGGTTTCACAAGGAGTTATTACCGATAAGAACTACACAGTGAGACTTATTGCTTCAGGGAAAAAAGTGGATGATGTCTTGCTGAATACAATAAGGTCGAACCCATCTAATTCGGTCATTCAGGCATTAATAAATAAACAGAATGGTGGTAACCGGACAAAAAAAGTGAAACGAGTCAACCGAGTCAATCGTGCCAGCAACACAAAACGTGTAAAGCGGACCAAACGAGGTAATAGAGCAACCCTAGCAAAAAAAAGAAAAACAAAAAGAAGATAAATATGTCCATATGGGTATCCTTTATTTTGCAAAGATTGAATAATAAAAAAATATGTTATTTTTTATTATTTATACTTGTATTACTAGCTACTATCTACTACTATCTACTACTATCTACTATCTACTATCTACTATCTACTATCTACTATCTACTTACCTCTTAAAACCCTGGGTTATACTCGTTGTCTTCGCCAAGTTTGGTCTGCTTGATGTTCGCCACATAGTTATTTATCTTCAGGCTGTCTGTGCTGCACACATTTCCTCCCTCTGCGTCTTTCAATCCGGTCAGCAACTTCTCTAGCTCCTTGGTCTCATCGGCAAAGCTAACGTCCACCGGCTGTTGTTTCTTCATTTCTTCAATGTCCAGTATCACTTGGAACGCGCTTGTTCCGTAAAATCCCTCCTGACCGCACATTACGTTTGCCGATATTCCCCTCATAATATCCAGCTCCGCGTGTTGCGCTGCATCCAAGAATATCTTGGGCGTTTCTTCAAACGAGGCTTTCGCAATCGGGCCAATGTTGTCGCTGTTGATACCGTGTCTGAATATAGAGATTAACCTATGGGTGTAGGTCATTCTGTCGCACAGCAAGCTCAGGTGGTGGTAGTTGATATAGGCGCTGTCAAACTCCAGCACTTCTACCAGTTCATTGTATATCGACTGGCGCGCCGCCTCAATACCCAATACATTATAGGTTTCCACAATGTGATTGCTGTATGTTCTAGTGCTATCAATGTAGTCCAGTGCGAGCACATCCAGCAGATTTGACCCCACCCCGTCTAGCACCCATATTTCCTGTTGTTTGAATGCCCCTGCCGTTTCCACCACATTGTCTTTAATCTTTCTGAGCACTACACTGTCAATGCCTTTAATTCCTCGTAACACTACATTGTCCAGCATTTGCTCTTGGAAGTTCTTCAGCAAGTAGATTTGGTCGGATTGGTCCAACGAGTTGATTTTGGTCTTCTTCTGACCACTTCGCGAGTTATTAATAACTTCATTCATTCTTATTCTGAACACCAGTTTGTCCGCGTTGTAGTCCGCGTATACGCAACTGATTTCTTCGCCAAAGCTGTTGTTCAGGGTAAAGTGGATATCATCCATGGTGATATTTTTCTCCAACATCACTTCCGCGTCCATCTCCATACGTATTACCCACTTGGACTTGATGACTTCTTCGCTTGAATTATCTTCGGCGCACTCTTTCAGTATATCTTCTACGCGCTTGTATTGCTCCAGAGTCGCGCGGTCCTCTTCAATCATCGTGCTCAAATCATCGGGGTCAAAGCACAGTTCTACCGATTGCACGACTTCTCTCATCCGGGTGTGCTCAAGCATATACATAATGGTCTGCGCCTTGGTTCTATCTGTCTCGTCATCCGGCTTCAAATACACCGTGAGCAAGGGGTTCTTTGGTTCCGTGGACAAGGACAATATTTCTTCAATTCTTGGCACACCACGGGTTACGTTCGACTTGGACGCAACCCCCGCAAAGTGAAAGGTGTTGAGTGTGTTGTGCACAATGATACCGTAGCTGGTCATAAACGTTTGGTTCGCGGGAACAGTGAAATCATACACGACTTCGGTTTGGGGCGCACGGTATGTCTCAATGCTGACTACCTCGTCCCAGATTACCCCCGACTGGTTGGCTTGTCTTAGTATCGCGAGCTCCTTTTCCACTTTGTATCCATTCTTGTGATTTTCAATGTCTTGGATGATTTGTTTCAGAGACGAGCGCGAAACGGTTTCTTCGTTACTGAAGGTGGCTACACTATACACAGGCACCTCTTGGTAACAGCTTTTCAGAACGGGTCCAAGTCCATTTATACGGTCGCAGTCAAAGGGTAGCGAATTATATTTCGTGAACTCGTATAGCTCGTTTACGTGTGTCGCGCTTCCGATGCATCTAAAATACTGGACGGAATAACACGCGGGGATAATGAGTATAAAGCTTTGCACACCGGATTCTACTGTAGGGTTATTTGTGATGGTGGCAAAGATATCAAAGTAGTTCAGCAACAGGGCAAGGTCGCTCACCAGTTGTTTGCTACGGCAGTAAATCTCAATTTGTTTCTTGTCCTCCTCGCATATGATTGCGCCCGACATATCTGCGTAGGTCTGGATAAGACTGGCTTTGAACTCATTGGGTGCAGTGAACGCAAAATCGGGGACCACTTTGTCAAACACAACCGTCTTGCAAGTTCTTTCAATAAACATCGCCAAGTCTTTGCTTCTCACGCTAATGTTGGATACTTCATTGACACTGCTACTTATCGCATCATATTGCGCAAGGATACCCTCCATCTTACCCATACAAATGTTGGGAACGTTATGTATGAATATCTTGGAAGGAGTATAGCTACCGTTGGCAAGGTAGGCGCCAATGAACCCGCCGAAGGAATAGTCCAATTTGACAGGTGAGCTCGCGTCACCAACTTGCACGTGGCTATTCACAAAGAGGCTGTCAATATGTTTTGCTACAGGAATGCGCATTCCGGGTTTCATATTGGCGCCTACAATGGCTTCGACCGTCTGGTTTGCTCTTACCAAGTGTGAGTGGCTGGTGGTGGTGTTCACGACGCGCCCTGACTTGGTGGTCACTTTCATCATATTTCCGTTCACGGGGTGTCTGCTGACGTGGGATAATTTGTTCCAAACGGTTTTCTCGGTTTGGTCCACGCCAATGACGTAATAATCGTCCTCAAGGCCTTCCAGCAGAGTTTCCACGCTATTCACGTGTCCGGTTCCGAATGTTCTTTCGGGGTATTTGTCAATCAAGTCATCGCAAAAGTCGCCAATGTGGGCAGAGACGATGGAGGGAATGCCTGTGTTCTTATCTACCTTTACTAGTTTGATGTGCTCATCATATGCGAGCGACATTTGGGTAGTAGGTTCACCAATACTTTGCGCGGCAATCATCCCGACCATTTCTCCCGGGGCTACTATGGCGCGCTTATAGTTCAGTGTGATGGTTTCTAGCAAAGCAGTGAGTGCCACACGGTTGAAACGCTTGGAGAACAGCAAATCTTTGGGAGACAAGTAGAAGTAATACAACGTTTTGAACAGCTGGGTTGGTGCGACATAGTATAGCTTCTCTAGCTGGGCATAATAGTGCTCAATCAGGTCATATGCTTCCATAGGGGTAATATCCACTAACGAGGTCGCGCTCAAGTTGTGCTGGCCAATCGCGTTGTTAATCAAGTGTGCAAATCCCACTGGGGCGCGCACGATTTTCTCGTCTTTATTTCCAAACACATACTTTACAATTTCGTTACGCTTGGTAATCATAAACTCCGTGTAGTATTTGCACTTTTCAATAAACGCAGGGAGTTCCTTTTTGAATCGGGTGATGGCGGCCTTGACAAACAGCAACGACATCTGTTTCATTGTGAACTCCTCTTGCGGGTTGTTGAAGTGGGCGTAAATATCTTGAATGGACATTGTCACCAATCGGAGTTCTTGGTTCTCCACCTTAATCGTGTCAATGTTGTCGTCTCCATAATTGAACTGAACGATTTTGTTTTTGCTGTTGCGAATGGTCATATCATAGCTCACCATTAGGTCTTCTAATCCTTTAATCAATCTTCTTTGGATATAACCGGTAGAGCTGGTTTTCACGGCCGTATCAATCAAACCAACACGACCCCCCATTGCGTGGAAGAACAGCTCCTGAGGGGTGAGGCCGTGGATGTAGGAACTTTCTACGAAACCGCGGGCGACTGGGGTATCATCGTATTTGGTGTAATGGGGTAGGGTTCGGTGCTCAAACCCGTAGGGAATGCGCTTTCCGTCTACGTTTTGCTGGCCGAGGCAGGCAATCATAAACGTGATGTTCAGGTCCGAACCTTTGGAGCCGGATTGAGACATCGCTACGAAACGGTTGTCCTTCTGCAAGTTCTTCAAGCACTCCTTACCAGTTTCCGCGGTAATCTTTTTCAGCACATTATCAACCTGGCTCTCAAACTCTTGCTCGTTTGTTTTGCCACTGTTGTTTTCAAATGCGCCGATTTGCACTTGGTCGATAATGGACTTGACCGCCTGTTTCTTTTCATTGATAATCTTGACAATGTTGTCATTCGCGGTGTCGCTGATAATTAAATCGCTAATCCCGACGCTGAATGCAGTGCCTTTCATATACTCGGTCACAATATTTTGCAAGTCGTCAATAAAGGTGGAGGCGGCCATGTTACCAAAGTCATTGCAACAGTGTTGGATTAACCCACCGCCTGCAAAGATTCCCTTATCAATCTGACCGCGCAAATATTCTCCGTTTTTCACTTCCACCACATTGTTGGACTTGGAAGGGTCGTCTTTTTCTCCAAACAGCTTGTTCTTCATTTTAATCGAAAAGTTGGGCATAATTTGGGATAGCACGTTGAAGCTGGTAATTCGGTCTCCGTAGGACAAGAGCTTATCCACATTGATGCGCTTGCACATCATCAGCAGATTCATCGCTTCGCGAATACTGAAGTTCACGGTGTCTCTTGTGAACTGAAAACTGCCAACCATCGAGTCTTGGTATATGCCAATAATGGGCGCATTATTGCTGGGACTGATTATCTGGTATGGCACGGCCGCTAAGTTTAATAGCTCCGATTCGGACTCTGGGTCCTGTGGCATATGTAAGTTCATTTCATCGCCATCAAACGATAAGTCGTCAGAGTTTCCAATGACGTCGGACTGTATCTTAAGCTAGTTCAAGTCGGTTAAACTATCATTACTAACCGATACCCGTTCAGTCTCTGAGTGCCCTCCATATCCTTACCATTAGCGGACTTAGGAGGTAACACTGCTGATTGCCCAATCCTTCACATTATTACCATTGGTTTCGTCAATTAAACGAGTTCCTCTTAATTCCTTTCGAAATCAGAGTGGTAGTGAAGGCTCTAAGGGGTTTCCAGCATCAAGGTATCTTGCAAATAAATCAATATATATTTGAGGTAATTGGATGTTATATGTTATATGATAATTTTGTAATATATTTAAATGCGCTTTAATTTGCTCTATTACGATTTTATTATTTTTTACTAAGTTTTCTTTAGACGATAATGGCATTGTATTTCTCCAATTAAATGCTAATAATTGTTCTGATTCGTTTGACAAATCAAACTTGGAAATAGGTATCACGTGGTCAATATGCCACTCTTTACCGTGATTTTCCAATTTATAATTATTATTATAATTGAACATCCACTTGAAATACTCATCAGAAGAACATCCTAAATAATCAACCGAGTGTTTTGTTTTCGTTTTATATCGTAAACAATTGTAAATTCTAGACCTTATGTAACGTTTAAACTTTTCCGTGGGTTCATCTCTTTCACAATCTTTACATTTCAAACGATTATGACGAAACCTATCATTGTGTTTAATTTCATTACAATATTTACATTGTTTATTTTCTAAACCTATCTTATTTTGTTCTTCTCTTTTAAGCTCTTGCTTTTCTAGAACTTTTTTATGTTTAAACACTGTTGCCTGTTGAATTAACTTTTTTCTATGTTCTTCATTTTCTTTGTATTTCTCTCGTCTTTTATGATTATTACATTCGCAGCAAACGGACCCGTGTTTGTAAAACTCTTCAGAACTTTTTGTTTCTTTACATTTAGAGCAAGTTTTGTATGCGACATTTATTGGCTTGGTATATTCCATATATTATTATTATCATATTATTTAAGTTGTTTCCTCAAACATATTTAATTTAATTTACTAGGGAGTTGCACGCTTTTCACGCTCCCTGTTGCGGACAATGATGGCTGTGACTTACTTCGTCACGAATTGTCTATCCGCATTGTAAGGCTTGGTCTAGCCTTTTATCCTTACCATTTCTGGTAAGGCCGGAGTACACCTTGTGCCTCATCAGGTTGATTAGACCATCATTTGAGACCCGTAACCGTCTACTCTCTGAACCTTCCCCGTGCTCTATCATAACGAGTTTAGGGGCTTGGCTGCTGATTATCCAATCCTTTACATTTTTACCGTTGGGTTCGGCGATTAACCGAGTTCCTCAAACACTTTTCAGCGTTCGAGTGGTAGTAAAGGCTCTCAGGAACTCCCAGCAATTTGGTCACGTTGCAAATAAATCAATAAATACTTGAGGCAAATCAAGTGCGTTTTCTATATGATATTCTTTTAATTTTTTTAAATGTTGTTCTACTTGTGATTGTATAATTTTGTTGTTTTTTGATAAGTTTTCTTTAACAGATAAGGGCATTGTATTTCTCCAATTAAAAGCGATTCGTTGTTGTTCTTCATTTGTAATATCAAACTTTGATAAAGGTATTACGTGGTCAATATGCCATTCTTTACCATAATTTTCAAATGAATATTGTTTATCATTATTTAATATCCATTTTAAATATTCCGAACAATTACAACCAAGATAATTAATTGTGTGCTTGGTTTTATCTTTAATCGCACGTATAATTCTGCTTCTAACACTTCTGATTATTTTTGAGATAGGATTTTCTCTTTCGCAATCTTTGCATTGTAAACGATTATGTCTGAATCTTTCCTTTTTTTTGATTTCATTACAATAATTACATTTCGTGTTTCCAATGCCTATCTCCATCTCTTTGATTTTATGTTTTTCAACTATTTTTCTTTGTTTAAAATCAGTAGATTTTTGAATCAGTTTAGTGCGGTGCTCTTCATCTGTTTCATACTTGGTTCGTCTTTTATTATTATTACAATCAATACATATTTTTCTATTTTTTACAAATAATGATAATGTTTTTACTAATTCGCAAGTATTACATTTCTGGTCCTCTTCATTATTTATTTGTATTGAATTGTATTTTTCTCTAGAACCAACATTTCTGCATTCCTTACATATATTGCGTTTAGGAATGAATAATGTTTCATTTTTTGTTATACCACATTTTGAACAACATTTTTCTAAAGGTTTCGTATCTGTTACGTCCATTTTATATCATATGATTAATTATTTTATATTGTTTGCCTAAATCATTATTAATTTATTTACTAGGGGGTAGCACGCTTTTAACGCCCCCTGTTGCCGACACCAAGTCTATCGGCTACGTTCATTCTAAAAGTATCACCTCTGGTCATAATTCTTGCGATATGACACATCATACTCATTCTGTGCAAAGTAGGCTGACGGTTAAACAATATTGGGTCACCATTCATCATATGACGGTGCACAATATCTCCCTCCTCCAAGACGATGGAGGCCCTATCCACATAGCGCAGAGTGATACTTTCTCCGTTTTTGCGTTCCAATATTTTTGCGCCTGGGTGTATGTCTGGCCCGTTCAATACGAGCTGTTTTAAGAACGATTTGTTAATCTTGTTCACGACCACCGGCTTGGTAATATTTTTCGCAATTTTCATTGGGATACCTAACTCGCGAATAGACAGGTTCGGGTCAGCAGTAATAACCGACCTAGCGCTAAAGTCTACACGTTTTGCCATTAAGTTCCCTCTCATTCTTCCTCCTTTCCCATTTAATCTGTCTTTAATTGACTTCAATGGTCTTCCCGACCTCTGGGCGACTGGGGAGGAGCCAGGTATTTTGTTATCAATCATTGACCCACCGTAATACTGCAGCACTGTTGTCCAATCTTCAATCACCTTCTCGGGCGCATTGTTGTCCAGTTTTTCCTGCAGGATTTTGTTGGTTTTGATGATGTTCACCATAATGTGCGTAATGTCATCCTCACTGCGTTGCTGGGCATCGTGCTTTACCGATGGCCTTACTGCAGGTGGGGGGACCGCAAGCACTTGACAAATCATCCAGTCGGGACGAGACCACAAGGGACTAAACCCCATAAAGGTCACGTCTTCGTCGGAGATGCGCTTGAATATTTTTAACATCATTTCGGGAGTGATTTTGATAACAATGTTCTCACTGTCTTCGTCTCCGGTCCATTCGGCAAAGATGGTGGCAATGCCTTCCGACTTGAACTTTTTGGGCTGCAAGCAACCGCATCCATCGTCCGTATCGGCGCCACAACGTTTCACTTTGCTCGCAATGGAGAACACATACTCCCACCTCTGTTTGGGAGCCATAGACAGCGCTTGTTTGTATTTTTCTTTGCTGATGAGAAGTTTGCTACATTTAAAACATACACATCTCACCACTTTTTTGATTGTATTTAAATATTGAATGTAATAAATTGGTCTCGCTAACTCGATATGACCGAAATACCCAGGGGTTTCCATATAACCTAAACCATCAGTAGGGCATATGGCGCCGGGCTCTAAGACCCCCATCCGCGGGTCAAACAGCCCATTAAACGCGGGCTTATTATTGGTATACATCTCCCGGCTAGTAATTTTTGCGACAGATGCCTTCCTGATTTCATCTGGCGATAAAATACTAAATTGAATACCGATAACCTTTGATACATTATTGCGTTGCATTGTTCCAACTTTTGAAGACATCTTCTTATATTAATAGGATAATATTTAGATTATTATTTTTCAATTTTATTTATTTCAACTTTTTACTTTTCGTCTTGTTTGCGTTATGTTATGTGTTACTCGATTCACCTATTGTGATGGAAACATTTTTGGAGTGGGTTGTCCAATGGTATACAATTCATATTTATTATACCACTTAAACATAATTTGGCACATATGTGTAAGTAACAATGAAAAAAGATACCTCTATACAAGTAGTAAAAAATAAAAAGAATAAGAAGATTCTCCGCTCCAGTAAGCGCGAGCAAATCAAACAATGCAAGTTGAATGAGTCTTCTGATAGTAATGATTCTTCTAGCCAAAGTGAGTCCGAGGAAGAAGATGAAGACAATCCGCAAGTAGATGACGGGTTGTTTGATTCGGAGGACGAGGAAAGTTTCGACGAGCAAGAATATCGCGAGCTCGTGTCTCAAATATTCCCATCAAAACATATGACGAACAAGGTTCGCGCAGGCAAACGTCTAAAACAAAAGCTGGCGCCCAAGAAAACTCATAATAAAAGGCTTCCATCCAAACCTCGTAAGTTTTTCTCTCGTAAAGTAGAGGAGGTGTATGATAAAAAAGCCAAAAATAAGAAGGCCTCTAAGGAAGAGGAAGAAGAGGAGGAATTAGAAGACGAGGACGAAGACTCTGAGGAGTTAGAAGATAGTTGCGAATCCGATGAAGATGAGGATGAAGAAGAGGAGGATTCGGATTCCGAGGAAGAGGAGGATGCCGGTTCCAAAAAAAAAGCGAAGCTCCAACAATTCAATATCATTTTCACCATCGGTAAAGGGAAAAAGAAACGTTCTGATTGGGATACAGAAGACGAGGAGGAATCTGAAGACGACGAAGATTATGATTCCCAGTATGATGAGTGGGATACCGAAGAGGATGAGGATGAGGAAGATGAGGAGGACAGTGACTACGTATATGAAACTCCAGAGGAAGATACTAGTGACCAACAAGAGGACGAGGACGAGGACGATGATAATGAAGAAGAGGAGGAAGAGGAGGAGGAAAAGAAACCCAAAAAGAAACACTCTAAAAATCACGTGCACGAATGCGCTACAGTAGAAAGAGCAAGACGTCGGCGCAAGTTATACAAGGCGCGTAAATCCAATAAAGCATCCGAACAAGAAGACACAAAGAACCAAGACAAAGAAAAAGAGCAAGACACAAACAAGAACCAAGAGAATGCAAAGGAAGAGTCCGCATCTGAACGCACCGAACACAAGGCTGGGTGCAACGACAGTTTGGAAAAGCAACTGGCAGATGCGCACGCCGTGTTGGCAGAGCTCAAGAAAATCAAGGCAGACCAAAGCGCCAACAAGACCATTCAAATGTGTATTAAAAACTGTGAAGACTCCATTGCCTCCATTAAGAAGAAGCAAGCAAAGCAGGACATCAAGCAAAAGAAAGATAATTGCAACCTCTTTAAAAAGCAGTTGCGCGAAAAGAACAAGATGAACGACTTTGCGTTTTTTCAAAAAATGGATATTGAACCGCAGAAAAAAATCATTCGCGAACTGCGCGAGATTAATACGCTCACCCGTATTGAAAAACCATACAAGCTCACATTGCTAGAGTCTGATATTCCCAGCGCCTTCAAGGCGTGCGCAATGAAGCGCATCAATACGCTCCGGTATATGGATAATGGGAGCGGGGAGTTTCATAAAATCAAAAACTGGGTGGACACGTTTATGAAAATCCCGTTTGGCAAGTTTGAAACCTTGCCCGTCACCATTGATAACGGGGTAGATGCCTGTCACGAGTTTATGGAAAACGCACTGCAAAAGCTGGATTCGGCGGTCTATGGACTAAACGATGCCAAAATGCAAGTGATGCAAATGATTGGACAGCTCATCACCAACCCACAATCCATTGGCACGTCCATTGCGTTAAAAGGGCCTATGGGCACAGGCAAAACCTCCATTGTCAAGAACGGCATTAGCAAAATATTGAATCGTCCCTTTGCGTTCATTGCGCTCGGTGGGGCCACGGACAGTAGCTTTTTGGAGGGCCACTCATATACGTATGAAGGAAGCACGTGGGGGAAAATCGTGCAAATCATTATTGAGAGCAAGTGCATGAACCCAGTGATTTACTTTGACGAGTTGGACAAAATAAGCGACACGCCAAAAGGGGAGGAAATTGTGGGCATATTGACTCACTTAACGGATAGCACCCAAAACTCCCAATTTCACGACAAATATTTCTCCGACATTGAGTTTGATTTGAGCAAGTGTTTATTCATTTTCAGCTACAACGACGAGAGCAAAATCAACCCCATCTTGCGCGACCGAATGTATAAAATCCAAACCAAAGGCTATGACAAGAAGCAAAAAACCATTATTGCCAACAAGCACTTGTTACCCGCAATCCAAGAGCAGGTCAAGTTTAAAGAAGGGGATATCATTATTCAGGAGGAAGCCCTGCATTATATTATTGATACGCATTGCCAAAAGGAAGAAGGGGTGCGCAACCTCAAGCGATGCCTTGAGATTATATACACCAAACTGAACTTGTATCGTTTGATGAAGCCAGAGACCAACTTGTTCGAGCAAGACATCACCTTAAAGGTAGAGTTCCCGTTTACCGTCACGAAGCAAATCGTGGACAAACTGATTAAGCCGAATGTGGAGCAAGAAACGTGGCGCAACTTGTATAATTAAACGAGTGCATACAACTCTCCTTCTCATTCTCATTACAAACCCAAAACAAAAACGTATATTATTAGTAATCTAAAGATTTATTAATAATATTAATTAATACAGAATAACAATGAGCGAACCAAACCATAATAACAATAATATTAGTAGTCACGAGAAGGCAGACTGCATAGAGGCGCCGGATATCAAGGACCCAAGAGAAAACGGGGACGAAGACAACGAATATTTATTTGCGCCGAATGCGTCCGAGGATGAGATTAACTTTTGCAAATCTTGTTCTATTGAATCGTTAGAAGGGAGCGACCCCGTGTTCAATGCAAATATTCAAAAAGAGTTCATCAAAGAGCTGAGCAAAAGCTACGACCCCAACAATGAAAGCGACGACGAGCTGGGCACGCTCATTAAAATGAAGCGACTTACGGAAACCTATTCCACCCTGTTTTATAAAAATGTAAGCCCGACCCCTGCCTCCCAAGCGATTATTGAGCAGTGCAATATGTTTCTGCACAAAATCAAGCAACGCATTCGCGAAATATGTGTGCATATTATCACGGAGAATGATATTGAAGTGGATATAAACCACTTTATGCATATTGTGTATTGCAACCGATGCGAAACCCTGTTCTCATAACCCTGTCCACCCATCTACATATGGCACTCTTTATTGATGCACACTTCTTTTGCAATATTACTAATTATTTTATTCATATTGGATTCCTCATCTGGGTTAAGCCCTCCGGTGGACTGCATCACCATTTTTAAATAGGGAATGTTCTCGCGATTGGACCCGACTACGCAATTCGGGTGCGCCTTTATCCACAGCGGGATTTGCTGAATATTTTTTTGCTCTATTTTTCGGATTGCTTTTTTGATTTTTTCGCGCGTGTCGGTGTCCTTTTCCCACACATTGTCTTCCTTTATGTATAATATTTCTCGCTTTAAATCGCTACAATGGATGGGTCGTTTGCATGCATCCATCTCTTTGAGTCCATTAATAAAAATACGCGACATCCCGTTGGAATACCCTAGCCGACCGGTTTCTTCCAAATCGGTTAGCTGGAGGTGCAACGAGTTGACAAAATCCATCATATTGACGGCATCTTTACACGTCTCGTTTAAGTATACGCGCAGATTGAAACTATTATTGGTAGTATTGTTAATAATAGTGTTTCTTCCTTCCTTGGCCAACTCAATCAGCTGTTTTTGCAAGTCTTGGTTCTGTTTAATCAAATCCATTACCGTATGGGTAAGCGTTTCGTTCGCGTTTAGAACCTGATTGCTTGCCGCAAGTAGCTCATTAATTGGTCTCGCATAATTCAACTCGGGTCCCTCTACGATTTCCAAAGGGGTCATATCGCACACTTTTTTGTGCTTCCATAAGCCATTGCGAGATTTATACACCTTCTTGCATTTTTTGCAGTATTTGGAGTCATGGCAGTCGCTACTATAAATCCCGTGAGGAGGTTTCTGCATCATTCTCGCATCGGAGGGGGTCTCCATTATGGTATCGCAATGAATGTAACTTGCCTCCATCGTGGGGGGCTCATCCGTTTCATTCGCGTGCGCGCTTTCTTCCACCTTTGGCACGCTATCTATTGTGTATTTGTTTACCGACTCAAACACCCGAATTACATTCTGCAATGGGGTAACAATATACTTGTCTGACAGTGTCTCCTCATTGTGTTCCTTGCGTATGTCTGCGTGGATGTCTACGGTGATTTCTTTGTATATGTCGGTAATGGTGTCGGTGGTTATCTCTGTATCGGGCTCCTCTTCCTCTGCATCTTCCTCATCCTCTTCCTCCCCTTGTGAATCCGAATCCGCATCGGAATCCAAATCCAAACCCTCAATCAGGTCATCCGGATGTTCTTCCTTTTGTTCCAATGGTTCGGTCGGATTTTCTTTATAACCCTTTATCTTAATGTAATGCTTGTTTGTGGTAAGATGCTTATTAAAATTGCTCTTCCTACCCGTAGTATATTGACACACTTGGCAACTAAATACGTTCTCATCCAGGTTGCTACTTTTCTTATAAAGTTTGCTACTTTTTTTTGAATGTTTGCTACTTTTTTTTGAAGATTTTTTTGGCTCAGTGGGTTCTTTGTGTAAAATAGACAGCGTGGCGTTACACAGTTTGGAATATTTTTGTTCTTCAAGCACGAGCTCATTGTGGTTTGCACAGTTCACAATGGCGACCACACTCATTTGCCAATTCTCCCAACCCTTGGTTTCGCGTATTTTGTCATACAGTTCGCAATGATATTGCATTGAGCTCTCATTATAGTAACAGTGCTTGTGAAAATATCTCTTCTGATTAAAGTTCGTGGTAGACCCAACATAGCAATCGGTTACTTCTGGGTCTATGCAATGGATTTTATAAATAATGGATTTGGAATAGTTAATTTTGTATTTGGGCATACTTTAATATAGGAACACATATTTAAATATTTATTCTCAAAAATCACAAAAAAAGTATAAAAGTAGCAAAAAGGGCGTCACCTAAAAGTCCCCGAAATGTCACCTGGCGTCACCTAGTTTTTGGACATTTTTCGGACATTTTTGGATTTTTCGGACTTTTTTTCGAAAAAAAGGCAAACTTCGCGATTTTGGAGACAACCTTTTGTTAAAAAAAGGGGTTGAAAAAAAAAGTTATGCTCACAAAATTTTAAAACAGCCCTCAAATTTTGAAAAATATGGTCACAAAGAGTAAATATGCGAATTTGGGTGTTTTCACCGGTCGGAGGGAAATCGAATTTGGACATTTTTAAAATGTCCAAAATAGCATATCTAGACCCCTTATAAAAGTAGCAAAAAGACTATTTTGAATAATTATTTGCACCAAAATAATAATTCTGGGGTTGTTACCATAAATCGTAACGACACGCGAGTATTTACGCACAACTATTCTGCTAGGGAGGGCGCAAATGGTTGAGTGGATGGCGAATTATTTTCCAATGAAATGGTTGTATAAAAGGAAAAAGTGGGAAAGAAAAAAGGGAAAAACATGGATTGTATAAGTATCCGTGTTTTTTATATAATATTCGTAATCTATGCGCACGTTATTTCGTGTGCATTGGAAACATCACCACATTTCTTTTTGGTGTCGGCTTTGCCGCAACTGTTTTTGGAGACGGGTTCACTAGGGCGAACATGTTCGGTTTTTTGATTGGCGTGGGGGGAGCAGTGGACTTAACAGATAACGGGGACACAGGATTCACATAGGGATACATTTTTGCTTGCAATGGTTTGTTTACACTGCAAATGATTCCTTCATTCACATTTTTTACAATGGTATCATTTGGCCCAGGCACATCGGTTAACCCAATAAACGTTTCAAACCGCAATTGCTTATTTTGTATGAACTCATCCACTACTTTGCGAACACCTGGCCATACTCCATAATCATCAAAAATGAGATATTTCAAGCTGGTAAAGCGTTTGAGAGAGTTGACGATGTCACTTTTACACCCTTCATAACTATGGTCTGCATCGATAAAGACGACATCCACGTCTTCGGACAAATCATTCCAGCTGTCTTTGTATATATCTTTTAAGCAGTATGTAATATTTACCCGGTCTTTGTTTGATATTATATTTTCATTCATAAACTCGCGGTTATTATCAATTGCATATACCTTTGAAAAAAGGTTAGACAATATTTTTGTGGTATATCCCTTATACGCTCCTACCTCCGCAATGGTATAATATTTATGAATATTAAATCTATAATTTAACATAAAGCCACTTGTAGTGTGCATTTTATTATTAAAATAATTGAATATATCCTCACGCATCTTTTGCGAGATGGACCATACATCCGTATCGATTGTGTTGGGGGATTCTGTTAGATGGTAGTTTTGACGTTCTCTTTTTGAATTGTAATAGATTGTTTTTGCAGTGGGTTCGCACGCAAAATAATAGCTTGATATAGGACATTTGGAATCATCTATATAACTTTTTACTTTTTCTTTGATATTCACTTGGCCTGGACCTAAATGCATACACGCAATACCAGACAATAGTGAAAACGTTTGAAAGTTTTTCCACGCAAAATAATAATCCCCGTCGTTTACATCTGCAAACGCATCAAATTGCAAACATTGTTTTTTATATAATTGAAACATACCCAATATACACGGCGGGGTGGTGTTACTATGACAAATCTGTGTGTAAAAGGGTTGATGTGTATATGTGGTTTTTATAGCTAGTCGCAAGTCTGCCAATTCGGATGATTTCAATATATTTATACGATTGATTGCATATATGCAATCCTCTTGCAATGGTTCGGATTCCAATATCTTAATAAAATTAATTGGCAACACGATATCGCTATCCATATTTAGATACCAAGAGGTTGGATGCTCTTTAAACATTATTTCTTGCGCATATTTGATTGCACCATACTTGTCAAAATCTTTCCCGTTGGTTTTAAAATTGTAAAATAAGAGAACCACATTATCAAACTGTTTACAAAACTCCACTGTTTGAATATCATCCTCCTGGGTTACCAAATATATTTTATCAAAATGCAGATAATTGCACGGCAGCATTGCGCGGAGCTCTTCAAAATAATTATAAGACACGCACACGCCAACTAATGGGAACGAGGTGTTTTTGGTAGGCGGGGTTTGGGTTTGATACATCGTTGGTAACGTTTTATAATCCTTCTGAAACGACGCACTTAAAAAGTTTGTCATATGCATTATTTTATGGTGATACACACCTGGATACCCAGGGAAGTGATGAATAATAAACGTGCTATCTATGTTGTTGTCATTGTTTACTGCCAGTTTTTTTAATATTTTGTTGTTAAATGCGCGCATTTTGAACGCATTATATACAATATATGGCTGGTCATACCCCTGAAACGTGAATGGCCGGTTTATAATATCTCTCTTAATAATGTCAAAGAGGGTTCGCATTTTATCACAATTGCGAAACAACATAATCCCGCTTGTAAATGCCGATTTGTCTGCATACTTGTGTATGTCATTCCCGAACAAGGTTCTTCCATAAAACTGGACCGAGAACACGGGGCACGTAATGCTACCCTCTTCTAACACATATAATATCTCTTCCTTGGCAACTTGAAACACACGACTTAGGTCACCTTTTATTAAAATGTCTGTGTCTAAATATAACACTTTTTCATATTTTTGTATGGAAGGCAAAGAAAAGACGTCCATTCGAGCTTTGCACGCAAAGTTTATATTATTATAATTCTCATTCAATTCAAATACCCATTTGGGTGGGTGAATGCTATATAGGCTGCTTTGTTTAAACATTTTCATAAACTCACTAGAGGTGTAAATGACCACCTCCGTGTTTTCTCCAAGGTTCCCATAGATTGAAATACTTTTCAACAACAACAGCGCCATATGCACAAAGTTGGAATTGTTAAACACGCATATAAATACGCAATCCATTCAATATATATAGGTGGATAAATATAAATGGATTTATATACGCATAATTACACATCTACGCATAATATTTATAAAAAATAATATGCATACATCAATAGGAAACTAAAATGGAGTTAATACTCCGAGTAGGGAACATTGTTTCCGCCGCGTTGTTTGACGTATTCAAACTGCTTCACAGTCATACAGGCGCATCCGCTACCATTGGAATACGCATTGGGGCAGCATTCGGGCTTGAACTCGGTATTTGCAAACATACTTAGCTGGCCTTCAGGCAAGGGAATGGGTTGCTCAGGGCGCTCGTTCATCTCCACCACATTTTTTTTCACAGACAAGTCGGGCTGTCTCCACGAGCTGGTATCCACAGGGGTATTATCGCCCAACTTGTAGTCGGAACTCACGCTGGAAAATAAGCTACGGAATCCCTCCACGGTTTCGGGCTTGGCGCATCCGCAAAGAAGAGAGCCAAACAAGACATTTATTAAAAATGCGACAATCAATACCTGCAAGACGTTAATCTTATACGAACCAATGCTAATCTCAAACATATTATACATAATTATTAGATAATAATTTCTCATTTTCCGTATCTCGCGCTCCTTTTATTGCAAATAGGCGTCGATGGCCGAATTATAGTCAAAGAACCAAACCCCATTGACGCAACATTTCCCCGAATCGGTTAATAAATGGTGCAGGGTCATAATAAACGACGACTCGTGTTCCCCGACTTCTTTTCTTTCTATAAGTAACTCTGGACTCACTATCGGCAAGTTGGCGCTCCCATAAAAATCATCCAGTCCTCCTAAACAAAAATGCTGTATCCCCTTCATATTGCGCGCGTCTATAGTCACCACACCGTATACTTCGTCGCCCCCATATAAAATATCGCCAACGTTCACATTTTCAATGGCCACCTTGCGCCCATCCTTCAACTGGACGCGCGCATCTTTGCTAAACCCTGCGTCCAAATATTTATGGATGTTTTCTTCCTTTTCTACTTTTACAATACTTGGATTCTTGACATTCTTCTGAACCACATGTCGTTGCAAAGTTCTTTGCAAGGTGCTATCATACACCTCATCCCAGTCCGTAAACAGCTCCCCCTCCAAATAGATACACTTGGTGCTGGTATTGATGCAGTAAATATAGGGTTTGTCATAGTGCGCAACCAAAACTGCTTCTGGGTGTGACGCAACGCGTATCCATTTGTCCTTGTAGTGCACCATATGCGTGCCGCTTATCTGTATCCCGCGAAAGCAATACATCTTGACCTCGGTCGTGCTTAAACGCATCTTGGACACGACTTGTCCGCTATGTAGCAACACGTCTCCCAGTTCCAAGTCTCGTATTGCCCGGTGTGTTCCATCGGACAATGGGAACAATGTGTCCTCATCAAAGCATTTTAGCTTGGGTATCTTGGAGGTCTGCACATTCATCACCTTGGCCAAAATAGCCGCAATAATGGCGAGCGGAATGGCAATGGCCGTGAAGACTGCCGACGTGGACGCAGCGGCACCCCAAGTGATGGGCGTGGCCCACAAGGCAATAATGACGCCAAGCATAATCAACAATATTTTAATAATTAGCTCAACCATAGAGCCAAGCAGGGACTGCAGAGTCATATAACTTGCAATCATTGTGTTGACGCCTGCCGTGAGCACACCTTGCGCTTTGCGCATCATATCCAACACGGTAACGGTAATCAGTATTAATGGGGCGGTGATATTCATCAGCTTTTCGTATATATTCTTTGCAATGACGGAAATGTTTTTGCGGAGCCGAGCAATCATTACGCGCATCCGGTTAATAGAGTCGCCGATGCCGGAATATAGGATCGCCAAAGAATTGGTTAGGGTTTCAACCGGGCGAAGCAACAAGCTAGAAAACTGGGACACCTGTTCTTGCACGCAATAGGTGAAATTGTCTTTTGTATAGTTAAAAGAGGACTCTCCAGTGGGCGCATTAATGATGCCTGCAAACGGCAATACATTGGGTTTACATCGCTCTTTTGCCCAGTTGGTCTTGACCATTTCGGACTTGAGCATTAGCGAGAAGTAGGAGCATCCAAGAAACACAAACAAGGTAATAAGGAAGACCATCGCGACGGACGACCCGTATAGGTCGTAATACGATAGCCCGTCATACAATGCATTGATTTTCTTGGAGGAGCTTTCCAAAATAGATGCGATATCTATATTTTTACTGTCATTAGACATTATCTTATAATATGTAATGATAATATTGCGTCAAACCCATCTCAAAAGGTGTGACTGGACTACAATTAAATGTGAGGGAGACCGGTGATGATATCGTCTTCCCAATCCCAAAAGTGGTAACCGGATATGGGGATTTGATGGTCGTTCGTGATAAGGCAAGTGAACCATTGCGTGGAGAACTCCTCGGGCATACGTATCGCAGAAGGGTGCTTGGCCACTTGAATAAAGTCGTCCGCATATTTTACTAAATGCGTTCCCGTGGCGTAAACGTCGGGCTCGTCTGGATTGAGAGCAGGCAGTTTATAAAAGCACTCGTTGCGGAAATTATTTAGTTTCATCACCGCATCCACGCGACTGCCATTCTCCAAGAGGACACCGAGCTCTACGTCTTTCATATATACTTTCTCGCCGGATTGCAATCGGATTTGGGTATCGGGGTGAAAGCAACTGCCGAGCGACCGAACGATTTTTCCAGGCGGGCCGGCCCACATACTGGCCATTGTTTTTTGACTGCCGTCCAGAACGTATACCATTGTTACTAAAATGCCGACCATTTTTTTCATTAGGTCGTTGATGTTGAGAGTGGTCTTTTGGAACTCCACGATGAGGTTCATGAACACACCGTAAATGTTGTCCGTGATGTCGGAGACAAAGGTGCGGACCTTGGAAATCATCGTGCGCGCATCATTCACCGAGGTGACCAAAGACCCGCCCAACTCGGCAAGCGAGGACGTCAAATAGGTGATGGGTTGGAGCAGGTGCCCGATATAATCGGACTGGATGTTTTGCACACAAAAGGTAAAGTCCTGCTGAATATCATTGGACAAGGGCATATACATCGGGTTGCACCGATACTTTTGCCAATTTTTGCGTATTTCGGCGGACATTACCCAATAATACATGAGCAGGATTTGAATGATAAATCCTAAATTAATCAATGCGAAATTAAACCAGCTTCTACCGGATGGCATACTTATATTATTATTATATTCTTATTTTGGGCTTTGACGATAATAAATTAGACTTTGTGGTCCCCCGCGGCTTGACTGGAACTGCTGGCGTGCGCCATCGCAAGCGTTTTAGATATGTCGTCAATTTGCGACCCACCATTATTGTAGGGCACCATGGGGCTGTTGTATGGAATTGGCTCTCCCACCCCGCCCACCATTTTATTACGCTTTCTCTTATTCCGACGACTAGATTTCTTATTGGATTTGTTGCGCTTATGTGTTTTACGAGTTCTCTTCTTTCCGGCGCGCTTACTTTGGCGTCGTTTTTTCAAGTTGCCTCCTGCTAATCCGGCTAACGCGTTTGCGTGCATTGTGTTGGCAGTGCCGACTTGCAATGCGGCCATATTGGGTGGCCCACCTTGTCCAGACACGGTTATGGGAGGTCCAACAGATATATTCGGTGCCGACATAGTATATACAATAAGACAATATAAAAACGAGGGAAACGGGTTTAAATATAACTTTTCAGATACTATATTATGAACGACAAGGAGAAATTGCAGCTTCAGCAAATGATTGCCGAGAACAACGTGGAGGACCAGACGCAAAAGATTCGCGAACTAAAGCACAGCGTGTTGCTACGCAATGATGTGAACCGGTTACTTCAATTGAGAGCCAACAGTCAAAGCGATGCCGAGTTGCATTTTACCGCGATGGAGCAATGCAATTTTTTGTTCACGTATTACACGGACATTTACAATAAGGTGCGCAAAGATGAGCTGGACTGCGACACGCTATTCCAGTTTTTGGACGTGTTAAAAAAGATTGAAGACGGGAGCCTAGACCAGCACGAAGGCTCGTATGAGGTGGGGAAGCTGCTGAAAAAGATGTATATCGATAGCGCGGTCAAAAAGGCGGACAAGCTGAACGCACAATACGAAACGACACCAGAGCCACACAGCGATGCGATTAACATTAGTTGGAAGAAGTTCAAGGCGATGAGCAAGAAACCCTCAGAAAAATCGCGCGTATAAGTTGTTCACGGTTCTTTACTCACCATATTATTATTATTATTATTAGAGATGCGAACACGTGGTGGTGTTTGTTTCGTTCTAATAATATTACACATCAAATGCAATTTGTTTTCATTATGTATGTCTATGTTATTTTCAATAAAATAATCTAAATAAAAAAATAGTTCCTCGTCCGTTATACACAAATCGTGTAAGCTATCTTTGATTATTTTATACTGAGGATAGCTGAGTTTATATTTTTTTATTTTATGTAATAAGTCTAATTTTCGTGCAGGATAATATAACGCTTTCTCGGAGTCCTCGCGGGTAGTGGGAGCAACCTGGGTTTGCGTTCTATTGTCGTAAATCAAATTGTATATAACGTGTTGTAAATAATTACATATACCCATATATTTTACGAATATAAAAAATATGGGCGACCAAAAATATAATTCGGGAATAAACCGCATAAACAGTGTTAACGCAAAAAATATACCTCAACCGCGTTTTCTTGTATGACGTTTGTTACCTTTTCTTGTATAGCGCTTGGCTTTTTTTAATTTCTTGCGCGTGTTTGCTTTCCGTTTCCCGCCGTTGGTTTGTGATAATTTCCTTTTTGTTCCTTGTTTAATAGGCGGTTCTCTCTTAAAACCCTCTTGTATTTCTGTATACAATCTGTCTATTAAATCTTGACTTAAATAAGGTCTGTATACGTCATTAAACTTATCAACCAATCCATTTTTTACCAAGTTTCTTACAAAAGATGCAGAGAATGCAGAAATTGGAACTTCATTAATATTAAGCTGACCCAACTTATCAACAGATAAGTTTTTATATGATTCCATTTCTTCCCTTTCTAATATTTTCCCATTTACTGAACGAACCGTTTTGCCAAAAAGTTTCTCCATTGTGTCCAATAAATCCGCCCTATCATCTCCAACAACCAAAAATAAATCCAAGTTTGATGTGTTTTGAGGTTCCTGGTATACAATGTTGGATATTGTAGAAATCGGACTTTTTTCTTGTGGGTCAACGCATTTAAACACAACTTGTATATTATCTATTTGTTGTTGTGTGTATTTTTGATAATCATCTGAATATTTTTCTTTCATGGTCCCTTTCAAATGAACCACCATTTCATTCAAAACGGGTATTTTTGATGGACATTCAATTGGGTTATCGCTGTTATCTACTGATTTGGATAATATAACATAAACTGTGGTCGCATTTACTTCAAGTGCCTTTTCAATTAGTTTCCGAATCAATTCTAAATGCCCAGGGGTAGGCGGGTTCATTCGGGAGATAGTAAAAATAATCGGAATGCCATTTGATGGAGGGGATGGCGAGGATTTTAATTTTGACGACTCTTCAAAAAAGACCATTATATATAACCAAACAATTTAAAAAAATAATGGCCGAACCTATTATATACCACAAGCGAATCAATATAGAGAAATCGCGACACAAATTAAGTAAACAGATTACACCCATCAATACCATTATGACCTCCAAATCCGATAAGTATGCGTTAAAAAAACGTCTCGTTATTGTGGAATCCCCCGCGAAGTGCAGCAAGATAGAGGAATACCTTGGCGATTCCTATAAGTGCGTTGCTACGTATGGCCATTTGTGCAACATTGCTTCCTTAAAGGATATCGACATTCAGAACCAGTTTGAGCCCACCTATAGTATGATTGACGACCCGATTAAGAAAGCGCAGTGTAAGCGCATTCAGGAAGAAATAAAAGCGTGCAGTGAGGTCATCTTGGCGAGCGACGGGGACCGCGAAGGGGAAGCCATTGCGTTCCACGTGTGCCGGCTCTTTGGTCTTCCTATCCAAACAACCAAGCGCATTATTTTTTATGAAATCACGCGCGATGCGCTTCAAAAGGCCATTCTGAGCCCGACCACGGTGAATATGAGTATGGTATATTCGCAACAGGCGCGCCAGATATTAGATATACTCGTGGGCTTTACGGTGTCGCCGATGTTGTGGAAGCTAATCCAGCGCAACAACGCAAACGCATTGAGCGCAGGAAGATGCCAAACCCCTGCCCTAAAGCTCGTATACGACAATTACGTATTAATAAAGAATAGCCCAGGCAAAAAGGTATACAATACCACCGGCTATTTTACCAAGCTGGTTCTTCCTTTTACTCTGAATAAAGAGTTTGATAATGAGCACGACATGGAATATTTTATGGAGAGCTCTGCAAACCACGACCATATATTTACACGCGAAGACCCCAAACCAAGCGTAAAGCACGCACCCACCCCTTTCACCACGAGTCGCCTCCAGCAAGTAGCGAGCAATGTGTTGCATTATTCCCCCAAGGATACGATGAAGGGATGCCAGAAACTGTATGAGATGGGGTTAATCACCTATATGCGCACGGATAGCGTAAAATATAGCGCGGAGTTTATTGCAAGTTGCAAAGAATACATTGTAACCACGTATGGTCAGGAACGGTTTCTTTCCCCCAGCGCAGATAGTAAAGCACTCGGTTCAGACCATTCTAAACCCGAACCAACCGCCAAGAAAAGCAAATCAAGTAAGAAAACGACCGCCGAAAGCGCTACAGTGGAAAATATTGAAAAAGTAGCACCGCAAGAGGCGCACGAGGCGATACGCCCGACCAATATAAAGTGCACGCCAGGCATCAACTTGTCTACGTATAAAGAGTTGAGCACAAGAGAGGCAAAACTATACGAGCTCATATGGAGCAACGCATTGGAAAGTCTGATGGCCGACGCTGCCTTTTCTTCCTTGAATGCGTATATTTCGGCGGCAGAAGAGGCCAAGTTTGTATACAGAGCAGAGCAAATCGTGTTCCCAGGCTGGCTCATTGTGTCCAATAAGTTTGAGCAACAAAGCAAAGAATACAGCTACTTATTGGCGCTAAAAGAGAGCACTACAGTGGAATATAAGAAGATAGTAGCAACCCAGACCATCAAGTCGCTACATATGCACTATACGGAGGCGAAGCTTGTTAGTCTGCTGGAGGAGCACGGGATAGGCAGGCCATCCACGTATGCATCGTTGGTGGACAAAATACAGGACCGCAACTACGTGACAAAGGAGGATGTAGAGGGGGTAGAGGTGAGCTGCACGGATTTTACGCTGATGGAGGACACGCTAACCGAGAGCACCCTTGTGCGAAAAATAGGCGCCGAGAAGGGGAAGCTGGTGATTCAGCCGCTGGGTATTATTGTGATGGAGTTTTTGCAGACGCATTTTCACGAGCTGTTTAACTACGAATACACGAATAAAATGGAGAAACAACTGGACGCCGTTGCAACCAACCATTCGCCGTGGTTCCAACTATGCGCGGACTGCAACGAGATGCTGACCGCGCTAACCGGGGCGCTGAAAAACGAGAAAAAGGTGGGATACGCGATTGATGAGGCGCACACCTACATTATTGGGAAGAACGGACCGGTGATTAAATACGTGGAAAACGGGGAGACGCATTTCAAGCCGGTGAAAAAGGATATTGATATGCAGAAGCTGGAAAGAGGGGAATACAAAATCGGAGACTTGGTGGAATCCCCGACGCACCGGTCGCTGGGAAAATATAAGGGAGACGAGTTGATACTGAAAAAGGGGAAATACGGGCTCTATGTGACGTATGGAGAGAACAAAAGCTCACTGAACGCGCTGGGAAACCGACCGATTGAAAACATTACTTACGCAGAAGTGTTTGCGATATTGGAAGAAGGAGGGGTGATGAAAGCGAGCTACTCGGAAGACCAAAAACGCAAAAAGATTGTGCGCGAAATCAATTCCAGTATTTCCATCCGCGACGGGAAATGGGGACCCTACGTGTATTACAAGACGACCCAAATGAAAACCCCCGCGTTTTATGATATGAAGACGTTTGAAAAGGACACGAAAGCAAAAGTAAAGACGTGCGATATTCAAATCATTCGCGAGTGGATAAAAGCTACCCATAACATTGGATAACCAATCCAAACAACACATCCAAACAATATACTTATATTATTTTGTTTTATCAAAATAGTATAACTCATAACATATTCGCATTATGCAGTGATATCTGCCTCCACAATCTGCTCTGGAGACACGTGCTCAACCACCGCTTCTGGCTTCTTCCAAACTTGGAAGAAAAACGGTTGACAAGGCCCCCAACCTCCTGCTTCACTATGCACGACTTTAAACCCACGCTCCAACAACATATTGTCTATGTATTTCTTGTGGTCAATATCTTTGTAGTCATTTTCTACAATAATCATATTAATATTGTCTAATACCTCGGGCATATCCATTAAAATATAATAAAACGCGCCCTCGCAATCTAGAACAAGCGTGTCAAACTGGATATTGTATTTTTTATTGAGCTGCTCCCACGTGATGGTTTTGACAGGGACATACCCTTCTAATACTTCCTCGCTGGCAATCGTATCCCACCCCTTTTGAATGAGCTTGCGCTTGGATAATGCAGCCGCTTCCACAAAAAAGCTAACATTGTTAATGTCGCGATTATACATTAATGTTTTGGCGGTGTTGGGGTCACATTCCATCGCAACAAAGTTATTTTGCGCACTGTCTTTTAAAATATGATTAATCACCATTGTATTTCTTCCAATGTTGGCACCAATCTCTAAGACTTTTTCTTTCCCAGTGAGATGCTTGATTGCCATCAGTTGCTCTGGATACTCATAATTAAAGTTGCCACCAGACATTAAATAACAACTATGTATGGCGCGCAGCTTATGCTCCCAAGTGGTGCACTTATTTTTGATTTCATCCGGGGCATTGTCTACATATACTTTATTATTTTCCATATCTACATACCCTTCTTGAAACGACAAACACTCTGCTGTTTTATATACACCCTCTTCAATATAAACAATAAAGACCGTTTTTAAGGTTCTATACAAATGGTCACCAAAATAATGCGCTCTTATATTATCGTTGTTGGGTATATAAATAATATTGTTGGACATCAACACCTCAGATGCTTTGCTAGTAATGTCGCGAAAATTATTGTTTGCTCCATATAGTATTTTTGGGAGTGCTATCTCGTTGGATTCATTATGGGATGGGTTCTCTTGAGCTTCCTGTATCTCCAATGGTTCTGGAGTCTCTATGGTCTCTTGATTTGGTTGATTTTCTTGTATGTCCATGTAGTTTTATTTTATAAAATAGAAATATATTAAATGGTTATGATGCAAACGCGCTTAATACCTTCTCCCACCGCTAAATTGAACTGTTTCCGGGACATACATATTGGTTTTCTTAGCAATCTGCGCGTCAAAAATAATAAACTCAAGGGTAAAGGAAAAGTTGGCAGACCCAAAATTAACTAGCGCGCCATTATGATATCGTAGGCGCAACTTTAGTTTACGTATTCTTTCTGCAGGAGGCTGGAACAACATATAACTGCTCATTGTGTTATCCTTTATTTTGTCGGCCTCGCCATTATTTACTGGAATCTTAGCAAAGCACGAGTTTATAATCCCGTTCGTTTCATTGGTGTGTCTCGTAAAATGATTGGGTGTGTAAGGAACGGTTTCGTCCATATTGTTTAAATTGTCAATCTCCATATAGAAATAGGACTCTCCTAAAAGGTTCACTTTATAGGGGGCTTTTAAATAGGATGGGGTAGACTCTGGTAAATCGGGGTCTGGCAACAACCAAACCCCATTGTCTCCTGGCACAAGGGCATCCCCATAATAAAACCGTGCGGGTTTGCTCGCAGGCATCGGGACGCTATCCACATTGGCGTGTCCAAATCCTAAATAGGAGGGAAGCCCCCAGTTGGAATAATCGATATGGATGCTGGAGGATTTGAATGACTTGCATATATTAATACTGTCTTTGGTATAAATCAGCGGGTCATCCTCGGAGTCACACACGTTGCTAAAATCATTATAGGCAAGGATTTTAAATCCAGCACTCTTATGTCCAAACCATAGCTGATGGTTTACTTTATGAAAGGCGACAATAAATTGGCTGTATCCTTCGGCAACAAAGGAAGACAACAAGGACGAGTTGTTGGTTTCAATGTATGCGTATAAAAAATCGTACACCGCTTCGTTCATCTTGTTGGTAAGCTCGGTAGCCATTTGGGTAGGTGTGTAACACCCGTCTTCAATTATGGCATAGTATCTTTTCGTGCCGTTGTTGTATAATGCTTGAAATATGATGTCTTGCAATGGGTTATAAAGTGGGACCTCGCCAGGGTTGTATGGGTTTGTGATTTGGAATGCAATGGTTACGTTGAGTTGGTCTGATGAGAACACGTTAAAGTTCGCTGGAAAAGACCAGTCACTTAACCGGATGCCTTGCACATTGTTATAATCCTGAGGTAGCTCAATCTCAAAATCGGTGGAATTAGGGTATTTGTCTATGTTTCTGTCTTCTGAGTGGATAGACACATACTTTTTTTTTAACAAGTATTCATTCGCATTCGGTATGATTGGGTGCGAGGTGGAAGTGTTAAATCGGCTCATAATATATAAATACATTAAACTTTATTTTTTTTACAATGCAAAAAGACATAAACATAGTTTACTAATAATCCTATTATATTCACGCAGTCCACCCCATTCCATTCCATATGAATTACCCAATTGACCCGATGTTTACCTATTCCGACGAAAGACTAAAAAACAAGATAACCGCCATGCCCTCCGACGTGAGCGAGAAACTAATGCAACTCCAGCCCAAATGTTTTCACTTGAATCGGGAAGAGAAAGGGGCGCAACATTTCGGGTTTATTGCTCAAGAGCTGGAGCAAGTCTTCCCCAATTTAGTGAAAAGTGGCACGAACATATACGAGGGTCTCTCCCCATACGAGCCTGCTTACAAAATGGTAAACTATTTAGAACTCATACCGGTGCTATTGCTAAAAATACAAGACCTGCAAAGGCAATTAGATGAACTGAAAGGGCCATCCGGCGATAGGTAAATATAAATATGCACGTAATATATGGTAGAATATAGCCCTTCTGAAAAAAATGCCTATTTAAGTTTCGTCTTTACTCTTTTGATTGGAGGCTCCTTAATTGTGCTGATTACGACTTCGTTTGGTGCCAACAAGGCCGCCACGATAACCACCCTCATTGGGTATTCTGGGTTGCTTGTGGGGATGTTGTCCATGGTATCCTACGCCATAAGCAACGATGCCATTAATATAAAACAGAATATTACCTTTCTAGTCCTGTGTGCAGTCATTATTTTTCTCATTATTGCCAACCTGATGTTATTTAGCAAGTTTATGAAAGAAATCTCTTTTGGAGTGGTCCCTTACTTGTCTACCTTTATTTTTCTAGCCACCATATTGTTAACCTATGGCATCATCACCACGCGCAACTTTTTATTAGTAGAGCCATTTCGGGTGTTGCCGGTGGATGGCGTCAAAGTATACCTCGTAACCTTGGCTGGGTTCATTTTGCTCGTATGCGAATACATTGCGCTCAAGTATTATATTACGGATGGGTAATTTACTTTAGTAAACTTGTATGTTACGCCATAGTGGGTGGCGGTTTCCCAGACGCCGGATATTTTGAGTAAAAAGGTGTTGGCATTGTTGTTCATGGTTTGCGTGCTGTCGAAAAATATTTTGAGGTAGTTGTTTTTCAGCTGGTCGGTAATTTTGTATTGAGGCGTTTTGTTTTGAATCGGGCACTGGGCCAATATGGATTCCTCAATAAACTGGAGGCGCTCAATCGTGTGCGCATTTTGGTCGGGGTGAAACGCAAACTTGATTTTGTTGTAGCATTTCTCAATGCCGGAACTATAAATAGTGAACATCACGTGGACGCCATTTAGCACAAACAAATGATTGGAATAGAGTATGCGCAGGAAGTTTCCCTCGCTCATAATGTTGTTCTTGATGGGCTCGCAAAAAAAGATGTGGTTTTCATTGTATTGGTCTAATCGTTTTACTATATTGGTGCTCATTTGTTTTATAATAGTATGGTTTGGTGGACGATGTCTATAATTATTATTGCAAAATAATTATTATATTGTTTACACCGAGTTCTATTACTATTTCTATTTCTTGTCTTTTCTTTTCTTTTCTTTTCTTTTTCTCTTTCTCTTTCTGTTTCCTCATTTCCTTACAATAAGGTTATCCTTATACAGCGTCTTTAGATTCAATAACTTGTCAATCCCCACGACATTGCTGTCTCTTATGTCTAGCTCTTGCACTTGTTGGAGCCCGCTTACATCCTGAATGGATGGACAGTTGCGCATAATCAGCCGTTTCACGTGGGTTAGCTTGCTCACATCTTCCACATTAATACACGTGCTGATGTCTAGCGTATGCACATTCTGCAGGCAATCCACATTGGTTATCCCGTAGCAACATCGCAGAATTACTTTGCGGGCGTTTCGCAATGCGGACACATCTACAACCCCGTAGCAGTAGGAAAGGTTTATTTCTTCCACGTTTTGCAATGCGGATATATCGGTAATATGAAAGCAATCCGACAAGTCCAATATGCGCACGTTGTGTAACGAGGATAAGTCGGTAATGGCCTTGCATTTTGCCAAAATCAGCGTGTGCACATTGGCGAACAAAGGTAGGTGCATATTATGAATGGCGTGATTGTTGGTAAGGTCCACGATATGCGCGCTAGATAATGGAGGGAACCGGTAAAAGGGGTCCCATATCGGGATGGGGAGGTCCAACTGGCGATAAAGGTTGTGTATTACCAGACCCGCGCGTTCCCGAAAATCCATGGAGGTGCAGTATTTATACGAGTGAAAATATGTAAACGACCAGCGCAACAAGCGAGACCGGAAAGGCACTAGTTGGCAACAAGTGGAGCATAAGGCGCGCACATTGGTGAACTCCTGAATAAGCGCAATCAATGCATCGCATAATTGGGGAATAGCCATTTTAGACTGCGTTGTAGTGGGTGTGTTGCATTATTTAGGAGAAACTGCACAAGGTTCAATTTTATAGTTATTTCGTGGAGCGTTTACAAAATAATAAAGATGAATACAGTATTTAGTTTATAATGGATGCGTTGCAAACCTTTAAGGAAGACCTGCGAGTCAAAGGCGCGGGAGAACTTAAAAAAGACCCCGTGTTGTATAGCTATTTGGACGGGAAATGCTGGAATATGTATGACCGCGAGTTTCGGTGGATTGGGGCAGGACGGATGCATCGGATGCCGAATGAATCGCGAATGAAGTTTATTCGGAGGAATAAGGAAGAATGCGAAGTAACAGAAGGGAACTATTTACGCGTGTGTATTTGGTGAAATATGCTTGGACGATTTGGAAAAATAATATGTGTTTAATGTATATAATGAACAATTTTGATTCTTCCCAATATACTAATTCCATGTTTGATACTCCAGTCAAGAATGCTTTTAACAAGCTAGAAAGTGAGATTAATAATATTCCAGACGATAATTATGATATTCAAACAATCAATTTTGAACCAGCATTATCTACTTATATTCAAAATGCTGCACCAGGGCTTGGCACTGTAAATGGTAATACATTACAAATTACAAAAAGTAATGCAATGATAATGCTTAATGTATTAAGACCTAAAATGACAGGAGGCGCCCGAAAATCCAAAAGAAGAAACAACAAAAGAAGAAACAGTAAATCCAAGAGCAGACGCGTTCAAAAAAGGAAGAACAACAAGTCGAAGCGAAGAAAGATGTAAACAACATATTAAAGAGGCGAAAATATATAATACAAAATGAAATTTCAAGAGACGCATTTTGAAGAGTATATCCAGACGACATTAAAAGAAAACCTGCATCCCAAGTTGGAAAAAGTAATCAAGCAGATGCCCAACAATCGTAAGCTGTTTCGGAACGTCTTGTTTTATGGCCCGCCCGGCGTGGGCAAGTATACGCAAATGTTGCGCGCCATATTGAAATACAGCCCAAGCGAATTGAAATACGAGAAGAAGCTGAATATTTCGTATTTAAAGCAGCAATACACATTTAAAATCAGCGACGTGCATTACGAGATTGATATGTCCCTACTAGGGTGCAACTCAAAACTGCTTTGGCACGAGATATACCAGCAAATCATTGATATCATTTACGCCAAGTCGGAGAAGTTCGGCATCATTGTGTGCAAGAACTTTCACGAAATACACAGCGAGCTGTTAGAAAACTTTTACAGCTATATGCAACAAAACAACTCCATCGGTATACAGCTGAACTACATCATCATTAGCGAAGAGATAAGCTTTATCCCCGAGAATGTGCTGACGTGTTGCAAAATAATCAATGTCCCGCGCCCAACGAAGGCGCTGTATAAAAAATGTTTGCACCAGTGCGTATCAAAACCTCCCTCCACGCAATCCACCGAAAGCGTGAAAATGCAATTGCCTCCCAACATTGTGTTAGAAAATATAGTTAACATCAAGCAATTGAATTGTCAAGGGACCAACAATGAAATCATCGTCCCGCACAAGATTATTTGCGACAAATTGATACACGAGATGTTGCACGTGGAAGATATGAACTTTTTGCGCTTTCGTGACCTGCAGTATGACGCGTTCATTGTGAACTTGGATATTGGGGAATGCGTTTGGTATATCTTTTCTTCCTTATTAACCCAACACAAGTTTCAATCCGACGACATCCACAATATATTAATCAAGACATATAACTTTCTGCAATACTATAACAACAACTATCGCCCCATTTATCATTTAGAGAACTACTTGCTGTATTTAACCGCGTGCATTCACGGGTTCAATGTGAATAGCAAGAATGAGCTACGCAGCCCACCAATGAGTTCAGATAAATAACTCCAACCCATCCTTGGGTTTCTTCCTATTTTGTAAATATTACTCCAAAATATTAACCCAAACTGCATTCTATTCATTTGATTTAATGAATACAATGACTACAATCCACACACATAAACACACACAATAAGCATATTAAGCGTAAACGATATAAGTAATATAAGTAATATAACTATTAAGCGATGAATATACAAAGCGCCGCAGAAACATTAGAACTCAATGTCAACGACATTTCTTCCTTTACAAATGACAAAATCAAAAAAACAATACTACAAACTGGCATTGCGCTACCACCCAGACAAGCATAGCAACAACGAGGAATCCACCAAGCGTTTTCAGGGTATTAATGCGGCCTATCAATATTTGAAGAAAGAAATGCAATATTTTGATAAGATAGGTATAAATATGAGCGACAAGTTTCCGCCTTCCGCCGACTCCTCCGACGATTCCAAAGAAGTCCCCGCCTATGTAAACTTGTTGGGTATCTTTATCAACACCTTGGTAAAAAATGCCTTCACCAAGAGCGACGTGTTTGTCTCCATCATCCAAGACATTGTCATGGGGTGCAAGCAAATCAGCTTGAAACTGTTTGACGGTCTGAGCAAGGAGATGTCTTTGGAAATATATAGTTTGCTGTTAAAATACCAAAGTGTATTGCACATAAAGGAAGAAATATTGGAGCAAATACGCTTGGTCTTGTTTGAGAAGTATAAGCACACGTATATATTCAAGCTGAACCCGAGTATGGATGATTTGTTCGACAACAATATTTATAAGCTGGTGCTCCATGGCAAACCCTATTTTGTGCCTTTATGGCATAGCGAGCTCTACTATGATTATCTTGGCGCCACCGAATCAACCACATGTCAAACCCCAACGGAACCCGATGACCAATCTAGTGCAAGCGAAATCATTGTGAAATGCGTGCCTGACTTGGGCGAGGATACGTTTATCGATGAGTTTAACAATATTCACACGACCATTAAGGCAAAACTTGCCGACATATCCATTCAGCACCCGATATTGTATTTTCAGTTAGGGTCAAGAACCTTTACCATCCCGTGCGATAAGTTAATGATAAAAGCGCAACAATACTTAACAATAAAAAAACAGGGAATCTCCCGAATTGACGAAATCAACATCTACAATGTAGACACTAAGTCAGATATTATCGTCAAAGTCTTGCTGGAATAGCGTGCGCATATATGTTGATAAATGTTGATAAATGTTGATAAATGTTGATATACGATTAATATTTAAATATACCATTCTGGATAGTATATATAAATGAATCCGCGCGCAAATATGGAAATGATACGATACATCGCTACATCCCCTCTTCATAGCTTACTCCTTGGCGCAGGACTATGTTACACGATTCAAAGTAAACAATATTTACACGTCCCACTGGTAATGGTATGCCCCTCCATATATGCTGGATATCATTGCTATAAAAACAAGGACCAAATCGCAGAATGGATACGTAAATAAGGGGTGTAAATGTATTTTTCAAATACAATAAAAGTATTTGAAAAATGCTACTCATAAAAAAAGAGAATATAATATTTAATTTTACCTGTTACTTACCTCTGTCTTTGCTATCTCTGTCTCTGCTATCTCTGTCTTTGCTATCTCTGTCTTGGATGCGTTTATTCCTTCTTCTTGACAATCTTCTTCTTCTTTTCTGCGGCAACTGGCTCGGCTACTTCGGACACAACTGGGGCAACAGGAACTTGTTCTACCACTACGGGAGCTGGGGTAGCGACAACTGGAACTGGAGTAGGCACAACGGGTGCGGGCGCGGGAATGTCAATCTCGTCATCGCTGTCATCTACAACCACACTGAGTGCCACATTGTCTACTTCATCAATCACAGGAGCAGGCTGTGACTTGAGCTTCTCCTTATCGGCAGTCTTGAGCTTCAATAAGCATCTGCCTCCGATGGTTTCCTTGGGCTTCTGAACAATCGCTTGGGCTAGTCTCCAAGTAATACCAAACTTGCCGTTGGCAAACCACAATCCACCGCACTGGATAATGCAAGCCAAGTGAGTTCCCTTCTGCAAGTAGTCAAGAGGGTTGATTAGGTCATTGGCACCATTGGGATGCAACTTGTTCTCGTCTTCGTCATAGACTTCAAACTTCCAAACTCCATCGTAATAAGGAGTCTTTACGCTTAAAATAGGAGACTTGGTATAGTCAAAATCACGTGTTTGCTTATCCTTGGGATACTTGAGCATAGGAGTAAACAACGCATCAATGACTTCCGCGGACTTGTGAACCTTTCCGAACCATTCCTTCGAGTTGGTCAACGCATCGGCCTTGATTTTCTCCTCAAAGGTCTTCATATTTCTCAAGAATGCTTCCGTGTCTGCCGTCAAATACTCGGAAGAGGGGAATTGAAGGCTCATTGCATACTGTTTATTGCCTTCATAGTCAGACGCACCCCAGGTGAGCATTAAAGGAGTGCTGACTTTAAGTCCGCTATTAATTACAGTGCTGAATATACTAATTGCTTTACCCCCAGAAGCATTCGCTTTGGGCGCACCATATCGCACCTTGGTGCAATCAAATAAAGTTCCATCGACAAATAATTGAGATTCGTTTGAGCTATTGGATGCCATTTTGTTCTTTTATAATGTATTATTGTGTTGTGTCTTTAAATCAATTTTTTACTTTTCTATATTTATATTTTTCACAATCTATATAAATACCCGCATCATAATAGGTCACGTCATCGAATGAAGACAAAACAACCTCGCACCACAACCGACCAATATATATATATATATATATATATTTCCAATAGAGGTTGCCCTTTTCTTCCTTTATTGTATTTATCAAAGGTAAATATTAGGCCTTCCTTGGTTGGAGAGAACTGTGGAGCAAAGTTCCAACACACTCTCATACAACGAAAGTTTAACTAAAATGGACAAGAATAATGGGAACAAAGGAAGAAAAGGATGGACCCAATACTAAATAATGAATAATGAATCCCTACCACTTTAATAAAAATCGCAGTTGTAATATGTATAAATGGAAACAATACAAAAAGAAATTATATTAAGTAGTAATAGATATAATAGATGAGCATATTATACAACAATGAAATAGAAAATGTTACCAACGAGGTTTACCCAATGGGTTGCGATTCCGTTGGACACGGGCCGCCAAGAACGCACAAGCAAAAAATGGAGGACTATATGAGTGAGCTGTCTTCTAGAATCACAAGAAGCGGGCAACTATCCAGTAAAGAGAACGAGATGCACGAATATGTGTTTGACACGCGCGCAACCGGCGCAAAACGTTTCGCGCTGAATACGTATAACAGCAAATCAAGCTTTCAAATCGCATCCATTCTGACAAGCAAAAGCACCGTGGCCGATTTAAAGCATATTGCCAAGTCGTTGCGAATCAAACTGACCGGCACCAAACGCGAACTAACCGACCGCATATGTTGCCATTTATACTTTTCTTCCTTTATTGTCAAAATACAAAAGGTTTTTCGTGGACACCTTCAGCGCGTATTTAATAGCACGCTCCATGGCCCCGCATATGCAAACCGAAGTCTTTGTGTAAACCAAACCGATTTTTTAACCATGGAAGAAATGACAGCCATCCCCGCGCGCCAATTTTTTAGCTACAAAGATGTAGATGGCTTCATTTATGGGTTTGATATTATTTCCTTATATAACTTGTTGTTAGTGCCAAGCTCGAAGAAGCAGAACCCTTATAATCGAAACACATTTCCCGAAGAGGTTACCAAAAACTTGGGACGATTGATACAACTAGGAAGAATCCTTCATACCGAGATTGAAACCGAGATAAAGGACGAACCACTGGTGATTACGAGCGAAAAAAACTTGGAGCTACGCGTGCTAGGAGTGTTCCAGAATATGAATATTTTAGGGAATTATAGCGAGCCATCGTGGTTTATGGATTTGGACCGGGTGAAATTAATGAAGTTTGTCCGGGAGATGTTTGATATTTGGAACTATCGCTTGCAAATCACTCCCCAAATGAAGTGCACGATTTGTCCGCCACACGGAAATCCGTTTCGTAACGTGCACTTGCAAGACCTGCGAGAGTTGGGCAGCATCGATGCGGTTCGCGAGAAAGTGATAGAAGTGGTGGAGTGTTTAGTAAACACGGGAATAGACCACGATAGCAAATGTTTAGGAGCATATTATGTGCTGGGGGCGCTTACCTTGGTCAACCTTAACGCGGCCATCTCCTTGCCTTGGTTATATCAATCGGTCTCCTACAATTATTAGAGGGATTAGAGGATTCATTCAATGCTTTTAAAAGAGAGGAAGGAGGCAAGGATGCATTGAAAATAGGAAAGAGAATTGGTAACAAAGGAAGAAAACAAGAAAACAAGAAAATCCAAAATAGGAAATACGTTTTTTTACGAATCTTTAGGAAAAAATAAAAACAAGAGCAACCCAAATCGTAAAAATTAATAAAAATTGTAATATTATATTTTTATGCGTTAAACTACTTAAAAAGAATGTATATATAAAGTGTATAATATGCCAAAGCAAACCAAAGCCAAGACTACCGCCTCTGCCCCTGCCCCTGTTACTGAAGTTGTTGCCCCTACCCCTGTTGTTGTCGCCCCTGTTGTTCAGGAGGTTGCCACCAAGGTCAAGAAGGTGAAGGAGACCAAGAAGGCCGCTGAGCCTGTTGCCTCTGTCCCCTCTGTTTCTGCCTCCTCTGCTCCTGCTGTTTCTGTCCCCACTGTTTCTGCCCCCGAACATGTTGATGAGCCCGTTGTGGAGATTGACACCAGCCTTGTAGAGAAGTCGGTTGAGTTCTGTGCCAAGCTCCAACAGCTTGGTGCCTTGATTGCTTCTTTGAAGTCTGAGTTCAAGACCCTTGAGAAGCAATGGTCCCGCGACTTGAAGAGCGCCCAGAA